TTGAAAGCCCACAATTTAAACGATAACCACCCTACCGTTCCAGAACACTTAATAGAAGAAACTAATTACAAAAATGTTCCTTCACAATATCTTGAAAGAAACATACCTAAAGGTCGTGGCATGATTAAATGGGCACCATTCGCAACTATGCCACAACAGTATGCCGACATAAAACGTCAAATAGAAACGCAAGACTATTTTTATATGCCTGCATTAAGCGATGAACAAATAATTGAAATCAATGTTAAGTTACATCACTATTCGTGTATGCCTTCATCGTGTACTATAATCTATCACAATGATCATCAATTACATGAAATTGATTGCGTAATTGAAAAAATAGATGAATTCAATCAAGAAGTGCAAGTTAGGACATGTTATGATCATGAGAAAATGCAACTTAAGTTTAAATTTATTGTCGAAGTAAGATGATAAATACAAGAATATTATATTAATATGATTCAAAAAGCACCTTACTATAATCAGTAAGGTGCTTTTCGGTTATATACCCGAATTTTAAGTTATTCGGGTATATAACCGAATAAAAAAACCTTGCACTCGTAATAGAATGTAGCACTTAAAAATGGGGCACTACAACATACCTATATATAGTAGCTTTATACGACTTAGGAGAACGGTTACAACATCAATAATATCAAGTGGTTGAGCCACTTGTCGCCTTTTCATCGCCATAAGTTATGATTTTAAATGATATTAAAACATTATATAATAAAAGAAACTATTACTTTCAGGAGGAATTATATGACTAAAAATACAAAACAAGAACTTGAAGCACTTTATTCAGAAGCAGTTGTATTAATGTTGGTAACTGCTGGTATGTTCAATGCCATATTCATTTTAGCCTTTCGTTCTGTTTCCAGTAGCGAAAATGAAGCATCAAAAATAATGTTAATATGCGGATTATTTTTAACATTATGTACTGTATTACTAAATACCTTTTTAAATTCATGGTTTGAAAGAAATTTATTAAATTATGATGAAAAAGTCAAAAAAAGTTATATAGTAAAATATAAATATGATTTAGCAAACCTATCTATAGTATTATTTATCTTTTATGTTTTATATTTTATTAAATATATTTTCCCTGATGTATCAGCAATAATTTATTCCTTACTCAATATTCTATTAAGTATTATTGTTTTTCTTTTTATAAGTCTCATATACAAAGAAAAAAGAAAATCTAAAAATCAAAACACCTGATCATTGATGATTAGGTGTTTTTCGGCTATTTATATGTAAAGTATATTATAACACTTTCAATTTTTTTATTGCTTCAGCATTTACAAATCCTAATTGATTTATTTTCTTTTCATCCTTTTTAACTATCTTTTCGATAGCTACAGGTATTTTATAGATGTGATATTTGTTATTTATTTCTCTAATAAAGTGATGAACAATATATATTACAACCGCAAGTCTATTAGAATAATTATTATTCTTCATTTTAAATATATCATTTTTCCATTCAGGATGGATCTTAGGAGTTGTTTTCAATTTAATATCTAGAATATTTGAATTATGTGCGCAAATATTTCGAATAAAGTTTAAACATTTTAACCATGATAATAATTCGTCATTGGTACAGTTATAATAACTTGAAATCATTCTAAGGTTTTTGTTCGACATAAGTTTCAACAATGCAATGACGTCGCCAAACATAAGAACATCAGTCATCAACCATACACTAGGTAATCCTTGTTCATTTAAATTCACCTTATCAGTTAATTCATGGCTATGTGATAATTTTATCTTTTTAATAAGTTGGTATTTGAATTTTTCTTCTTGATCTTTTAAATAATGCTTACAATATTCTTTTTTATTGCACCAATTACCAAACTTTAAATATCCAAAAGCTCCATGAGATTCACCTAATACAAAGGATATACGGGTTTTTAATGATACTTCTATTTTTTCAATTGCATGTAGTACATTGAGTCTTAAATTTTTATCTTGATAATATCGTGTAATTACACTAGAAAATTCTACTCCATCATATCTTCTAGTTTTGGTACCATCATCTTCTGTTACTACACTAGACAGTGGAAACGCAAATTCCTTTAGTTTATAATAACCAATATTTTCAATTTTATTCATGGCACCTGATTTATCCGGGATATTCATTCCTCTTGCTACTAATAAATCTATTTGTTCTTCAAAAGTTAAGTGTTTAGGTCCAGTCATTTTTATCCCCTTTTAGATACAAAAATAGCCCCCACATCAGAACTTATCTGCCTAAAAAGGAAGTGAGGGCGTTGTCGTTTATATTTAAAATATAAATTATAATTGACATATAGTCAATAAAAATCATTTAAATTATAACAACAAAAAAGCCCCACACTCATTTTCGAATGCAGGGCTTAATCTTACTTATTTAATTGTGTGCTTATGAACCCAACCATTGTTAGATGGCGAATACGTTCTGCACCAAATGTTACCTTCTACATCTTGAATCTCTTCAAAGATATAGACAGTCTCGCCTTTTTTAAGCGTTCCAATCTCTTTGTTGAATGTGTAGTTACTGAAATCACTACCTGAGCGTTGTCTTAATGATGCATTATATTGAATCGTTCCTTTGTAGTGAGGTGTCTTTGACCATGCCTTAATGCGTTTAGAACCTTTTGTTGCAGGTTTTTTAACAGGTGGCGATTGTTTCACTACTTTTGTAGGTGCAGGTGCAACTTTCTTAACAGGTGCATCGCCTTTCATATATTTAACAACCAAGTTATCGATAACGCTCATGTTACGTCTAGCATATCCACATGCAGCAAGTAGATTACCTGGGTCTTGTTTGTCGGCCTGAATATCTTGATGCCCTGGCATATTCGTGTGTGGATTAATATCCCACGAATTACATAACGCAGCCATAATTCGACAAGCATTATCTAAAGATTTAAGAGATTTATTTCTATCACTGTAGTATGATGCTTCAACACCAAACGCTACATCATTTGCATCTGCACCATACCAAGCGTTATCTGTTGGTGTATTGTAAATCACATGCCATGCTTTTTCAGTTACAGGAATACAGATAATACATTCAGTATCATCCACAAAGATATGTGCTGATGCAACACTATCCCATGGTTGCATATAAGTATTCTTATAGTAGTTCACGTTCTGTTGTGCTGTTGTGTTAGGGTTTCCTGTGTCGTGGAATACTGCGAATTTAGGATTACCACTGTTCAATCTTTGTCCTGTTCTTCTTGTCCCTATTGGTAAAAAATCTGTGTATACAGGTATACCATTCCAAGTACCGATTTTATTTTTAGCCATAATTATTTTCCCTCCATATTTTCGTTGTTTTTTTCTATATCTAATACTTTTTTAAATTTCTGTGCTTGTTGCGCATTGCGAGTAATATTGTTATTTCTCCAATAACTCCAGGCAATAGATCCAATTAAAAATAAGTCACTTAATGTTTGGTAGATAAAAGTTTCATCACTTTTAATTAATGGCTTTCCATAATGCGCTAGAGCCGAATTGATTAATGCAATTAATAGCACGACTAAACGTGTCAAAGCTAACTGTAATTCTTTATTCATTTATAAATTCCTCCTATTAAAATAAGCATCAGGCTATCTGCCTAATGCTTATCATTTATGTTTTAACATCCTCTTATTATTTAACTTCTTGTACGAATGTGGTAAACATTCTTCTTAGTTCTGTGATAATTTCCTTTTCTGGACGAGATTCTGAATCCTCTCCCCATAGCGTAAGTAACGAGCCACAGACATTTCTTATTTTTGCTTCATACGTTACGTCTCCTATAACATTAAATTTATCAATCCCTGAATGCTGTTTCATGTATTCCATATCCTTCTTCGAATCTAACATCTTTGCACTGAACGTCTGGGTATAAAAGTTTCCGTTATAGAGTTTGAAGTTATTCATTATATCATCAGGAGATACAGTACCTTTTAGGCCTTGTTGCCAATAACTGAATCTTAAACTGTCTCTCATCCCAACATCTAAAGCCATTTCTAGAAACTTTGGGGTTACTTGATCGTTCCATATCACCGGTATATAGTTGTGAGATTCAACGTGCTTGAAAAGATGTTCCATAAACCAAAAAAGCCATTTTTGATTACTTATAGCAGCAGGCACCTCATCCATTCCAAGGTGAAATATCTGTTCCCCTTTATATCCAGGAATTTTGAATGCATCTGCAATCTCGTCAATCATATTCTTAATAAATTTAACAGGCTCTCCATCGTCCCAATAGTTAACAGTGTGTTCATCAAAGTCAGAGACCACCTTATTGTATCTCTCTTCATCATTAAGTTTGAGTAGATTCAACCATCCCCCTGAATGCGAAGGTATGTCTAACACTGGGATGATCATTACATTACGTTCATATGCGTATTTACACAGATTATTAATTTCTTGCTTTGAATACACTTTATAAGTTGTCTTCTTAAAAAGATTCATCTCCACCCTAAATGCTTCATTATCTGATAGGTGCAGAAAGAGTTCTTTCTGTTCATTTTCGTATATAATATCTACTACTTCATACAAAGATTGCATATCATAATATCTTCTTGCTACATCTAGATATATAGATTTATTAACCTCAGTCATCATTTGAATTCTCCTTTTAAATAAGATGTTTGATCCAACTGTTTAAGATATCTTTTCTGCTTTTATAGTCTTTATTTCTTGTTTAATCTCTTCATTCTGATTAAACAATGTCTTCATCTGTTCATCTAACCTCACAAGAATCGCATAGTTATTCTCAACATTAGTAAGTCTAGTATTGATATTCTTATCTTCTTTCTCAAGATACTCCAGCTTACTTTCAACCAATGTCACTCGTCTTTCATTTTCTTTAGACTTAGACATAACTGTCATTACGAATCCGGCCATCGGCAGAGCGACTGTTACGATCCATCTCAAGATTGCATCTTCCATTTTTCACGCTCCCGTTTTCATTATAAAGTTTCCTCTTCTACGACTACTTCCCCATTTTCATCATACTTAGTACGTTCAACATCTTGTTTTACATAGAAAGTTTTTGTTCCATTTTCAAAAATACTCGCTAACATATTTTGCATCTTACAGAACTGTTTCGCCTGTTCCTCTTCTTTAAACTTAAAAGCAGTGTTTGGTGTAGCGCCTGATACAAATCCATTTGAATAATTGCGTGTTAAACAACTTTCTGAACCACTTGAATTTCTTTCTACTAAATAAAACTCTTGAATTTTTTCTGTCATTTTGAATGACCTCCTGTTTTTTATTTATAAAAAAGAAGCTACAGATTATCCTGCAACTTCTTGATTACCGTTTTTAATTTGATCTAATTCTTCTAAAGCATCATCAAGCATAGCTTGAATCATCACTTTATCCGATACCGCCATCATAAGTTGTTGTTGTAGCAATGACACTTCTTTTTCTAAATTACGTTGTGGTTGATTATTATTATCCATTTAACTTATCCTCCAATATTTTTAATCTGTTTTCTAAATCATTGTTTCTTTTAATCTGTTCCTGTAATGCTTTTGCTAATGTCCAGATTACAGAAGTGTTGTCTATTCCGTTCTTGCTTTTTGAGAGCCAAAAATCAGGAACTTTATAGCCATCACCAATAACCGAGCCTCTAGTAAGGTAGTCTAGGTCATTCTTATAATAGAATTCATAAATATCTACTTCATTAATAAGAACTTCAGAAGCATTCACTTCCCACTTACGAATACCTGTTTTCCATTCTTCTCTAGATTTTTGCACCCATTTATTATAGGAAATCTGATTGAAGTCACCATCATTTGCCCTAATATTAATAAATTGGTCAGTCGTTCCGGCCTTGGTGAATCTCACTTCTCCACCTGATCCCGGCCTAATATACAAATGTGATCCTGGAATTTGACCATTGAAGTCTATCCATGGCACGTAAATACCATTCGAGCGTAGACTAGCGAATTGATCAGTAGTACCTGTATTAGTAAGCCTTACTTCTCCACCTGATCCCGGCCTAATATACAAATGTGACCCTGCAATATGTCCGTTGTAATCAATCCATGGCACGTAGATGCCATCTGAACGAAAGTTTGCATACGAAGTGTCTCCGCCATTATTATAAGTCGCTCTGAGTTCACCCCCTGGTTTAGGCCTGATATAGAAGTGAGTACCATTGATTTCATTATTCATATCAACGGTAGCGAAGTACCCTTTGTCTGCTCTGATATTTTTAAATCCACCATCATTCAAACCATCTGACATGATCCTTAACTCATTACCATCAATCCCTATATATCCATTCGCTTTCAAAGGAAATTTAATAGCGAGTGTTCTCAGTGGTCTATATGAATAACTTCCGATTGCACCATCGCCCGGTATGCCATTCATATCAACAACTCGGGCTTCCCCTGTAGGTGCTGCACCTAAATACACGTTACTAACAGAAGTTCCTACTGCTGAAGTTGTTACCAATGTTGGTGTTAAGCTGAAACGTAACGAACCACCATTATTAAAACTTTGAATACCATCTAAACCAATATCCATTCTGGCACCACTATCACGATTCATTGTGATTGATCCGTTTTCAATATTGACACTAGCCTGTTTATCTTTAGCTTGTAATGTTCTCGCTGTAATTCCAATCGCATCAAGATATTCAATAGTCGCTTGCTTACTGAATAACTTAGGAATATAGGCATCAGTGATTGTAGTTACACCGTTTTTAATAATGACATCTCCATCGTTCATGTCGATTACTCTAGCATTTAATTTGATACCACTTGAACCTATACCAAAGCTCGATATATTACCATTTTCATCATAAGTAAACTGATGTCCTGTAGAAATACTGTTGATGTATTGAGATAACGTTTGATTCAAAGTCTTGCTGCTTGCATTGTAAATCTGTTGCGATACTTCTTGCGATATCTTCTTACCATCTTGAAGGGTCTCAGTTTTCATTGTAGATAATTTTTGGTCTGTATTCTGTTCAATCGCTTCTATGCCACTGTTATACTCAGTAAGTGTTACTCTATCTGCTATCTGATTAGACAGTTGTTGTCTTTCGGTATCAGCACTGTTTAATCTTTTTACAACATTTTCTTGGTCTGTTGAATAGATTGTTTGAGAGACTTTACTTTTTACTTCTTTATCAAGCTGTTCAATAGAACTTTTAGTGTTATTTACATCTGTTTTAATAGGTTGCAGATTTGAATTTAGTAACTGTTCTGTTTCAGTTTTACTATAGACAGTTTCAAACTTTTTATTAGTAGCTGTTAATCCACCTTCAACTGTTTTAACTCTGACTTTTACATCATTAATAGATTTATCAATGTCTTCAGGTGCGATAGAATATGGTGTAGCTTTTGAGCCGAATTCTACTTTAGTTTCTTTATACTCAATAATCGGATTATTTGCAGTGAAGTCGTTCGTACTTGACATTAATCCCATAACCCTAAATCTGTTATCTGCTGGAACAGTAGTTATTGAAATATATCTATATAAAGTCGTCCATTCATTTCCTTTACATAAGACGTCATTACCCCCACCGTATAAACTCATATATATATCACTAGCAGGTCTTACTTTTATCTGCTGGGTATATGTCCCGACTTCATATACTGGGAAGAAGTGTTGAGTGTAGCAAGATAATGTTTTTGGATTAGAGGTTACGTTTGCTCGTTGGACTGTCTTAAATCCTTCCGAAGATATTCCATTCACAATAGGATACAAACTACTATTATTAGAAAACATCTGCACATTGCCGCTGTCTAACAGTATATTCCGATTCTCAAAGCTCAATTTATCAACTTTACTATCTACCTCAGTAAACTTACGTGTAAATTCATTCTTCGTGTCAACAATTTTTGCATCTACTGATTTACCTATCTTAGTTTCAAGTGCATTATCTTGATTATTGACGAATAGTTTTAAATCATTAACGATACTGTCTAGTTTATCTTGATTAGGTACGTCAGAAGTTAAGGTTTTAGTATCAGCGTTCCACTTTCCGTTCGGCAAAGTCTTTGCTACCGTTTCCATCGCATCAGAAAACTTTTTCTCTGTATATTGCGATTGTAATATTTGTAATCGCTTCAATAGAGAAATTTTAGCTCCTTCTTTAGCTATGACGAATGATTTAAGAGATGTTCTGTAAGTATTCATCTTATTTTGAAGACCTACTAGCTTAGTAGCATTAATCGTTCTTTCGTCAGCACTTTCAAGCGCTTCCTTTATAGTGTTACTTAGAGATTCAACATTCTGTGCCTTTAATAATAAGTCGGCTCTCACTTCATTATCGACTAAATACTCACTATTTAAAATCTGATTAACTTCATCTAACAGATTGCTTTGATGTAATTTTAAATCTTCAAATGTTATTTTGTAATCATTTAAAACCATTACATCCCTGTTAATGCCACCCGTCTGTCTGTCAATAATACCAGGTACTGTTTTATTGATAATCAGATTTGTATTCTTTATACTCCGCTCTTTTTCAAGCTCAGCATATCCAAGTTCCCTCTCTCCAAATGAGACTTCTTTATCATAAGGTTTAAGCAAGTCTACCTTAATACTGATAATCTTTAGATCTTCATCTATATTTAATGGAGGGCATATAACACGATGTTTGTTGTAAATCTTAAACTCGTCTGGATCTAGTTTTAAATACGATAAATCCAAAGCATCTAAAGAAAGAGAAATTCTAGCCTGCTTTTTTTCGTGCTCCTTAATCCAATCTTCTGCTGCTTTTTTTAAAGTTTCTGGTGTATGTTTATCATCAAAAGTTACAGTGCCAGTCTGAATGCCAAATAACTTAATTAATTGCGGTATATCTATATAAGGACTTCCATTGTTAACTTCAGCAATCGTTAGCTTGATTTCGTCTCCATTAGCTGTCTGGGAGCTTGCACCTAAAGGTTTCAATCTTGTAATAACCTCAGACGCATCAAATTTCTTCTGAATGCTCTTTAAGTTCTTACCTATTTTTATGACGGTATTCGTTAAGTTCCCAGTTTCCTTTAACCAATGGACCAAAGTGACATCATTAGTCGGTTCAAATATAAACGTCCCGCCATACTTTTCCTTTAAATCCATTAACGTTTCATACGTATCTTTATCATCAGATCGTTTAAAATATTTCAACTCTTCATTATAGTTTTCGTCCGATGGTATGATATTCTTTTCAACTGTAACGTTACCAACCTTAAAATGCTTATAAGCTTCATTTTTCAGTTCATTATTGTGATGAGCGATAACTTTCTTAAGATTTTCTACTGGCATTTTATCAAACTCAAATGAATAACTTTGTATCGAATCCTTAAGATAAGCTTCGGCACCTTCGAAGATAAGTTCATGTGTAAAAAGACCAGAATCAGTCATTTCTGATTCTGGTGATAAAACTCTTCCTTTAAATTCTATTACATTTGTTTTTTCATTTATTATTTCGATTAAAGTATTGTAGGGTTGTATAAACGTTGCACTATTTTCTACAAAGTTGTGCACAGGAGATATAGAAACAGAATCAATTCCATCTTCTTGTTTCTGCATGCTGGCACTTCTCAAAAGTTTTATATCCTTCTTTACATCCCATACTACCTTTTGATTATCATTTGTAGCGTTAGACAGTATGATTTTGTACATTAAATCACCAACTTTCCTGTAAGTGACACTTTTGCTTTAGGATCACCTGTAAATATTAATTTTAAATCAAATCCATAGGGGGTTATATCAAATTCAAAACTGCTGCACCTCATATTGAATTCTAACCCTGGATAGAATTCAGAAATAAACTTATTTTTAGGTTTGCCTATTAACCATTCTTTCAGGTAGTTTATGTGCTTAGTACGTTTTTCATAGTCGTTTATATAACACCTAGAGTCCATTGTTATAATACGTTCATTATATGTTGGTTCTCCATATAAAAAAGAGAAATCATATTCACCATCCATAAAAGGTATGGTTTCTTTGATTTCTCTCATCTGTGGTGTAGGAAAAGTATAGTCATACACTTCCAAAGACAATTCGCTTGAATGCTTATCATAAATAGTAAATCCTGCTTTAAGTCTATCCACCATGTCTTACACCTCGTTTCCCAAGTTCCATAATTCTAGCAAGCTCCTTATCTATATGAGGTGCAATCTGTTTACCGACTGCCTTACCGTCCATTTGAAGTACAGTATCTCTTTGAGCTATTGCTCTTTGAATTTCTCTCTGTTCTTCTAGTAGCTGTATCATTCGCTTAGCAAGTGCATCATCTTTAGTGAATCCAAGCTTATCGCCAGTATCTTTCCATATCTTCTGCTGTTGAACACGTTGCGATGGATCATGACTGATAATCGATTCTGCAAAGCCACCCTCGGCAATCCATGCTATCTGAGGGATATTTACAATACCACCCTTAGCATATCCTGGTATCTTAAGCTTTTTTCCAGCGTAAATCATATCTGATTTTAAACCATTCAATTTCTTGATAGCAGATACAGACGTATGATATTTTGCTGCAATTCCACCTAATGTGTCGCCCCATTTAATATTATGAGTTCTCGTTTTTTTAGGTTTTGCTTTAGGTGTTATCTTAGCTTTAACCTTTGATGCTACAGTCTTCTTAGCGGTGGATTTAGGTTTTGCTTTAGGTTTAGTTTTAGGTTTAGCAGACAAATAGCTACTTGCTCGACTTTGCAAAGATGTCTGTTGTTTCTTGATTGATGCTACTTCTTTGTCTTTAGCTTTAATTTCATTATCGTAACCAAAGCGAGAATGTTCATTTGAAAGATTGTTAACATAGCTTAACACTTCTTTCTGCAGCTTATTAATTTCTAGAACATTCTTTTTACCTCCACCGACTAAAGTTTCTACACGAGGTATAGCCGATTCGATACCACCTGCAAGTATTTCTCTTAAGATTGTAGGATCTAATCCCATCTGTCTTAATTTAGAAACGTTAGCAGCAAACTTCTTCATTCTGTTAAGTCGATACTTCATAAATGCTATAAAGTCTCTTGATGTATTACCTTTTGCCGCTTCAAAGCCTGCATATCCACGATAAGAATCTCTTATACTATCTCTAAACGACATTTTCGCTTCTGTTAATGCATTGCGCTCTTCATTTTTCTTATTAAGTTCGTTTTGTAGTCGTTGTTTCTGTTTGACTAAACTATTAAGAAAATTAGTTTTCAATACTTCGCTTTGTTTCAACTTCTTCAAACTATTGATTTGTGCTTGATATGCAGCAATATCTGCACGTGCATTGTTTGCTACTTTGTTATTAGTAGCACGTTTAATTTTATTTTCAAGCGAACTTATTTTTCGTTGATGTGCTTTGATACCTTTCTTATATTTAGCAATAAGTTTTTTGTTTGAAGTCTTTTTAATCTTGCTATTGAGTGTAGCGATATTATTCTTACGGTTTTGTACCTCTCTGCTTGCACCTTTAATTTCAGCAGACTTAGAAGATTTTACAATCTTATTATTTAGAGTTGCTATCTTACCTTCATTTGATGCGATGACTGAATTTATCTTCTTGTTAATTGCATTAAGATTAGATTGCATCTTCTCAACAGGTAACTTACCAATATTCTTCATGTTGGCCATGATTAAGTTACCGATTGCGATATCTTCTTTACCAGTAACTTTACCGCTCGTTTTACCTCGTTTAACGATGGCACTACCCGTATTGTACATACGTTGTGCTTTACTTAATGCCTGTACTGTTGCTTTATGCGTTTTGGATTGTTGTGATACATTCTTTTTTAAACCTGTAATAGCACCTGTTAATTTAATAATCTGACCAGGATAAATTAAGTGGTTTTTAATACCATTTAATAATTGCAGCGCTTTTACTGTAGTACCATTTTTACGACTAATATCCCATAGCGTATCTCCCCATTTTACTTTATGAGTAGATGGTTTTTTAGTTCCACTAGCATAACGCTTAGGCTTTCCATTGACCATTCTGTCAGCTAAAGCGATTAACTCATTCGCTCGTTTTTTACGCTTAGGAACAGTAGGAATTACAACCTCTTTACCTTCTTCACCACCACGATAAATAGAATCTTTAGGAATGATACCGCCATTCGCATAACCACCGCGCCATGTACCAGATGCCATACCTGGAATGTTAGTTACTGTTCCGTAACGAGACTTAATCCATTTGATTGAAGCAGTAATGTTATTAATAGGATTCATCATACCTTCAGTTGTTCCCATCAAACCTCTGTATGTTTGAGGAGTTACCTGCATTAATCCACGCGCTTCATTTCCACCTGTATTAACATCAACATAACCATTTTGAACAGCTGCAGGATTAAAACCGGATTCGTATTTAGCAATAGTTTTAAGATACGGAGCCCAGGATGATGGTACACCTGTTCTTTTAATAGCACTTGAAATCCAGTTTGATATGTTACCAGGAGCTGAAACACCTTTGAGTATTCCTGCACCACCGCCGCCTTTACCTTTCAAGAATTGTACAGGGTCAATCGTATTTCTATTTGTAAGTTCTGACGACGCCGGACTTTCTACTTGATAGTGTAAATGGGCGCCTGTAGTCCAAGCTCCACTATTACCAGACTTTGCGATTGCATCACCTTGTTTTACAGGTCCTGTTTTCAATACTTTACTTAAATGTAGGAAGTATTGAGCGATTTTACCTGATAACAAACGTGCTACAATACCGCCACCATAGTTAGATTGTTGAGAAACAATACCGCTTGTCGGCGCATGAATTGTTGTTCCTGATGGTATACCTAAGTCGATACCATAGTGTCGTCCACCATTGAAAGAAGTAGGATATCCTGGCACTGCTGCGTTAGGACTATATGGTGTAGTTCTAGGCCAATTAAGAATCTCACTTCCGTCTGCGTTAGCACCACTCGCTTCATCAAGCCATCCAGTAACAACTTTAACAGCTTGTTTTTTCAACAAGTTATAAGCTTTACCCATCATGTCGCCAGGTAATCCAGCAATACCACTAAAGTCTACACCAAACTTTTTCATCGCAAGATCCACTAATTTACCAGGATTCTCGATGTATTCAAGTAAGTCTTCAGCAATTGCTACACCAGCTCTTGTTGTTTTTTCAACTTCCGAACCCTTTTTCGCTGTATAATCTAGGGCTTTCTTTGTCTTCTTGGCGCCGACTACTTTATTTGAAGCTACTATGCCGTTGCCCATGCCTTTGACAAGCATACCCATAGCAAAGCTACCATCTTTTTTAGTACCTTTAGAATAGTATTTCATATTATCTAAAATAGGTTCGGTTTCTTTATTGCTATAGACGTGTGTTCCTTTTGGCATCCAGAATGTTGTTTCTTTTTCAAATAATGCTGTGCGTCCGTTTGGGAACTGTACAAGCTCTCTTGTTCCTTTGCCATTACCAGGTCCTTTATCTCCTACAGTTGCCCAACCATCTTCAGGATGCCCTCCAGTACCTGTAGAATATTTACTAGCATCGATTTTAGATAATGGTTTACCCATTTCTAATTTATCAGCTACCCAGTTTACGCCATCGATCATGGAATTTAGTCCACCAACGACTTTATCCTTTAGACCAGACGCCATCTTTTTACCTGTTTCAATGACGGAATCTTTCATGCCGATTACGCCATCTTTAATCGATTTAATCCAGCCTTTTATACCATTCCAAGTGTTTTTAAATGCACCAACGACACCGTCTTTTAATCCAACCGCTGCATCTACCGTTGTTTTCTTTATAGACACCCAAGAATTATAAAGTCCTGATTTTAAATTCTTTATGATATTCATTGAACCTGTCCACAGATTCTTGAAAGCACCAATGACGTTTTTCGATACTTTTGTTGAAGTATCCCATATAAATTTACCGAAATTCTTAAATAAATTGAGGATGCCTTGCCACATGGATTTTAAGCTACCGGCGAATAATTTAGCAAAGGCTAAGCCACCTTTAAGCAGTTTTCCATAGAATAATAATTGGACACCGTTCCAAATTAGCTTTATTGCTCCGGAGAAGATATTTTTAATACCCTCCCACATCTTTCTAAAGTCGCCAGTAAACAATCCACTAAAGACTTGAATCAAGCCTTTAATGACTTGAAGGCCACCTTTTATTACACCTTGGATGTTCTTCCATATTGAAACTATGATACTTTTAACAAGTGGGAAGACAAACTTAACGACAGCAAGTATTCCATTAAAGATATTCTTCACTGCTTGAAGTAGCTGTTGGCCATCAGGACCTGTAAAGAACTTTTTAATTGATCCTAAGTTACTCATAACAAAGGAACTTACTGCCCGTCCTGCAATTGACAATTGTTGTTTTAACGTATTGAACCAATTTATTATGTTATTTGCTTCTCCGTTACTAAACCCTAACTTTTTAAGTATATTAACTTGTTTTCCACCAGTTAGTTCCTTAATCAATTTACCGATAGTACTAAACCCTTTAGCCATACCTTCAATGATTTTGACGCCGCCTTTTAAACCTTTATTAGCGATATCTAGCGCAGGCCCACCATAAGAAGCAAGAAAGTCTTTCCAGGTGTTCTTCAATTGAGCTAAGTTCTTTTCATAGCTATCCGCTTCTTTTACACCCTGACCAAGTACACCAGCTGAAGTATGTTGTCTTATTGATTCTTGTACTTTTAGCTGTTCCTGTTGAGTAACACTTAACTGCTCCCATTTCTTACCGTATTTCTCTTGAGCTTTATCATTAAGCATTGTTTGAGACAAGTTAATCATAACTGTATCTGCCGAGTCATATTCCATTTTGTTATCCTAAAGGCTTTTTATCCTCTAGTTCTTATAGTTTCCTATAAGTTCAGCATACCTTTTCACCCTCAATGGTAGGGTGCCGGAAACTCGTGGGCGAATTACATTCTGCTGTACAGTTTCGTCGCCTATGCGTTGCGTGTGACCAATACTTTACTATTAGCCTTCCACTCTGATTAGCGTATATTAAACATAATAAAAAGAGCGCCTAAGCACTCTTTATGGTATATGGTATGTTTGCGAAGTCTATAACGTATCCATGCTTTGAAATCAAAAGATTTAAAGTATTTTCGTCTAGTACTTCATCAATGATATTTTTATAAACTTTTCTTTTAGTGTATGGGATGATTATCAATGGTATTTGTTTATCATAGGCGTAGTTAACTTTAATCATATCACGCATATATAAATCATCGTCAGCGTATCTTGAAGTTTTAAGATAGTGCTGTTCGCCATGATACTCAATAAGAAATCTATTATCTACAAAGAAATCGTATCGTAATTTTTTAATATATCTCAAATCATCGAATGTCATTTCTTTGTTAAATGATGCGCCTTTTCTTATAAGATACTGTTCAATGTCATAAGCAGGTTTAGAAGTTGAGTTTGTGCATTGCGAACACCTGTCATTACCACCAATTATATACTCATACCTTCTTGTAAATGTACTATGATTGCAACTACATAATACCGTAAGTTTCGATAGCTTGTTTGAATATTCACCATCAATCCATTTCAATCCAAGATCATTCAAATTTGCTTCAACTTCTTCTTTAGTCTTCATTCGTTTTCTAGCTGCTGAATAATTTGCGCATTCACGACATTTAGTTGATGCTTTTCTAAGTACATTGTTAGGTGTCGTAATGAAAGTACCTCCACAATCAGGACATTTATGCTTGATTGCTTCATGACTCCCTTTACATGTTTCAATGTGTTCTATTTCAATGTTTAAACGTTTCTTTTCTGCTTTATAACGCTCATCATTCATCAAGAATTTTTCACTCATTTGTTTGTTCGTGCAATTTTTGCATTGTCTAGTTGGCTTTTGGTGAGTGCCTTTAAAACATTTCCACCAAACCTCAAATACATTCCCACACTTACATTGAAGAGTGATAAACTTTACAGTTGTCTTATTCGTTGGTTTCGTTTTTCTATTCTCTTGACTAATAAATTTACAATCAGAAATAGATTCAACGTAATCACGAATATAATCATCTGTTAAAAGATTATGTGTCGCCATATTTACAACCTCCTGAAGTTGCTCCTGAAATAAATTGAAGGGAAGACAGTCAGGAAACTGTCGTTCGGGAGCTACCCTATCCCTTATACCATAATACCATATTCCGTTTAATATTTAGCCTTCCAGTTTTCTTTCCCGGTGTTTATCTTGCTATTACTAGCAAGAGGGGCAAATATGTCTACCCTTAATAACAGCCATCATACGTCCTGTTGACTCTTCCATCGATTCGTTAGCAAATGCTGAACCGTCAACCGTACGTTCTAACCACATTTTAGAAGTTTCGTATGCATCTTGTTCATTTAACCCTTTCGATTTAAGTATCGCTTGATACTGCAGCATCGACTTCTTTAATTCGTTAGGATGTACATTATACTTCTGAGCCACCTCTCCAAGATACTTATCAGTTGTGTTCTTCATTTTGCCCATAACTTGTTCGTACTGAGAGTTTAACGCTTCAATTTCAGCCGTAGATTCAACTATCTTCTTTGTAAACTCTGTTATGCTTACAGTAGCTAATGCGCCTCCAATAACAGGTCCTAATCCTTTAAATGCACCTTTCAAGCCACCAACTGAACCTGTTGCGCCATCAATGTCCTTAGAAATGTTTTTAGTAGAATTAGATAGATTAACATCATCTCCAACGTTCCTAAGTTTTCTATCGAGTTGTTCAGCACGTTCTTCAACCTTACCGAATGCTACATTAGCGCTCATAGACATCGATTCAAAATCAACATCTTTAATATCCTTATTTATCTGATCAAGTGTGTTATCTGCAACCTTACCCGTTGATTGTAATTCTTTTTTAGCTTTATTGAGCTCACTATTGAGATTATTAAAATCAACCTTATCATCAGTTTTCTCAAGTGATTTACTTGTCTTCTCAACATCTTTTTGTAGTGCTAGTAAATGCTTACCTGCTTCTTTCGCATCATCAGGTAATCCTTCAAGAAACTTAACATCATTCAGCTTATTCATATTGCGCTCTACACTGTTAACATTACGAATAACAGTTTTGAATGTATCGCGTGAATTTGCATCTAAAGACTTCCAATCAACACTCTTAATTTCTTTTTGAAGTGATTGCATCGTCTCTTTATTGATATTACCTGTATCTTTAAATTCCTTTTGAGCCTTTTGTAATTCAGACTGTAACTTCTTAGTATCGAAGTCTTTACCTGTTTCAGATAAACGCTTGTCAAATGTCTTGAGTGAATCATCTATAGTACCAAATGCTTTATCCATACGCTTTGTTGATTTTTCGGCCACCTTTGGCAAATTATCAAAATTCTGTTCAAGTACCTTGAACTTATTCAGCATCCCATCTACAGACATCGTAAATTTAGTGCCTATTTCTTGTATGTTAGCCATATTATCCTCCTTTCCTTGTATATTCATTTAAATAATTAATTAAGTTTGTAATGCTTTTAATTGTTCAAGCTGCTCGAAGTTCCACTCTAATTCTTTAGGCATTTCTAGCGCTTTATTTTCTTTCATAGGATCAATACCTTCGATAAATTGATTCTGTCTTTTAACATCATCCTTATCTTGCGCAGGATTCGCATTAATACGTGATAAGTGATTCATATATAATTCCCATTTCTTCGCTTCTGCTTGTTGCTCTTCCTGTTCAATAATGATAATTAAATAAGCTAACGCTTCTTCAAGTGGCATATCAATGATTTCTGACCTTCCACCTAATTTATGCGCCAGCTTATATACGAGAGCATCTTCAAGCTCATAACCACTTAGTTCACTGGACTTAGAGTCGCTTGAGTAACTTTCTCGCCCCATTTGAGACTCTTCTGAAAACTTTTCGTAGACTTTTTTACACGTTCAACAACCTTAGCTAAGTCATTAACTTCTGCAATTGCATCTACTACATCAAAGAATGTATCCATCTCTTGAAGTTCTAATTGATCAGGATGCACATCGGATAAGATTGAAATCAGTTTTAAAACACTTTCAGGAGCAACCTCTAATAATAATCCGATTGATCCAGCTGAATCCTTAACGAACTGAGCTGATAATGCACTTAATAAATCTTTAGTATCCATATCTTCTTCTACCGTATCGAATAACCCTACTAAAGCACCGTTGATATTTTCATCAGCATTTAGTTCATTGATTAACGTTTTTAAAACTTTAGTAATTGCGAAGAACTGATAAGGTCGCATCGCTTTGATTACTACCTCTTTTTTACTATCGTCTTTTAATACACCTTTTTCATTAACGTACTGTGTGATTAATACTTTTACTTCGTTTGTCATGTTTTATTCCTCTTTTCAATTAATTATTTAAATAAATATAGAAATAACCCTACTAGCATAAGTAGGGCTATATTGTTAGTCAGCTGTAGCTTGTCCAATTTGGAAAAAGTTGTTTGGTTGACTCATATCAAAGTTATCTTTAGGATAAGCTACGAATTCTAAATCAAATTTACCTTGTTCATTTTTAAATGCTCGTTCGAATCCTGATGTAGATGCAACTTTATAGATAACAATATCCATAGATTTATCTTCAGCTGGTAGTTGGCGTGGGTGGATTTCCATTTTTACTCCACGATCTCGGTTAGATGAACCTAATGGACCATCTGTAATACCAATCAATTTTGACCCTGCACTATCCTTAATAGCATGTGCACCGGCCATCGCCAATTGAATCAATTCTAGAGTTTCTTGAGATACAGTCATTTTAACTTTTACTTCCCAACCCACAACTCGATTGTCGATGTCACTTTCACCAGTATCTTCAAATTGAATTTCCTTAAACTTAGGTTCAATAGTAAGAACCCCACCTTCTGTTTGTAAGAAGCTAGTACCATCTCCTGTTGCTTTACCATCAAAGTTGAGAACTTTGCTGTCTGTACCTGTCAATTTAAAATTAGCCATACCGAACATGATACTTTTATCAAATGCGTTCATATAATTTATTCCTCCTGTTTTTTGCATAAAAAATAGACATCGTTTCAGATGTCTAAATATGCTTTAGTTTTCAATTCTTAAAGTTGTTCTAAAGTTAATGCTATACTCCATCACATTATCCTCTACACCTATTCTAAGTGGTTCTGACAACGCTTCTATGAAGTAAACATGTATTACATTGTTTTGCTCGTTAACTAACCAATCGCTCTTCTTATGGAGCAATGCATAGACTTTAAAAGCTATGTCTTTGCACTTATCAAAATCACTTGATCTGATATAGATTTGATAGTGCGGATATTTCATTTCATCATCATAGATACCAGGCTTTTCTCCACCGTCTGAATATACTGTACCTGTATTGTCGCCCAATGTACGGTAGTCGACTGACCAAGTAAGCCCAGCTATATTTTCTCTTAACAGATTCATGATTGACTCTTGTATCATCGGTCTAACCCTCCAATACTCGCGCGAGAATTCTTTCGCACATTATATTCCAGTCGTCTTCAGTAACTTTAACTGCATTAGTAAGATACTTTCTTCCTGGTTTATATCCGTTTACATCAGGTTTATTACGAGTGTTTTCCCCACGCCCATTCTTATAGTATTCAGGATACTTAACACCTCTTTGATATTTAGGTCTAACACCTTTACTTTCAGGTTGCTCATGAACTCTTAGTGCGTATTTCATGTTAGTACCTATAGTAATCGAGAATGTTTTACCTTCTACAATAACCTTAGAAGAATTAATAGAATCTTCTAAGTCTCCTGAATCACGTGGAGCAAGTGCTTTTGCTACTTCTTCTACTCTTAATCCAAACTTACCGAGTTCTTGAATAACGATCTTAGTAAAACGTTCATCAAATTTTTTGAAGTAACTTTGCAGTTCTTTGTAACTATCATCAAATTCAAATTTAAAATACTCATCGGCCATCAACGAACACCGTCCTAAATAGAACGCGTGAACCTGTAACGTTAGTTGCTTCCTCGTAAGAGATAACTTTACCTGTACCATCGTTACCATCCATATCGATATAACTGATTTCTTCTCCTTCTTTGACAATCATTTGAGAAGGTACATCAATTTCAATGTTTGTGTTTGTTTCAGTACCAGTTGCTGTAATTATCAAGTTAGACTTACGTCTGACACGCGCTCTAGACTCTACTCTTTTCGTTAAAGGCCTTCCGTATTTATCAGTCGTAGGTATACCATGTTCATTCAGAACCGCTTTATTGACTAAAACTCTTTGATTCATCGGAGGTCTCATTATATCAACCTCCCTGTTCTACCTAAGGATGTCTTTCGTTCCTCAGCAAGTATTCCGTCTATAATCGCTAGTAGTGATGGAGATAGCTTTTCATGATTGAATACGACTTTAACATCTTTAACTGTATAGTCTTCAACGTTATGGCGCTTAAGCACTCCAAAGCCTTCTTCTTCCGCTTCTAACTTATAATCAAGTTGCAGATAAACCATTCTCGGCGTTAACTCGATCCCAGGAAAGTAATCCTTAATATCTTGAATGGCCGAAAACAAATACTTCGGTAAGTCTCCACTTGGTACTTCATTAATGTATCCAGGTAATGGCATGATGTTCATGTATGCCACTGTGCCATCGATTAATGATTGATGTTGTTCCAATGTTTCCATAACATCACACCTTTACATTATTCTGCTGCTGCTTCTAATGCTTTCACGTAGTCAGGTTTTACTGCTCCATTTTTACCTGTAGCAACGACTTCAAGACCTTTTTCTTCGACTAGTGCTTTAAGCTCTTCTACATCTAAATCTTTATAAGATTTTTCAGTTGTTTCAGTTGCATCTTCAATTGTCACTAAGTCTTTTACATTCTCATACTCTTCTTGAGTAAGGTCTAAAGACTGTCTAAAATAAGCTTGTCCTTTATGAATGACAGTACCTTTATCTACATATACTTTGGGCATCTTTAAGTCCTCCTATTAATTAAAAAATAAGACTGCACTAATTAAAGTACAGTCATTAATACAGTTGAGTTAATTGCTTGTAATGCAGGAATTGCAACTTCTCCAACGATTGTTTTTTCGCTTGATGGGTCTTTTTCGATAACAGTCTGAACATATTTACCTGGAACATAGTTATTTTCAACTGAAGGACCAGTAAATGTTTTACCTAATTGAGCTGCACGAAGTACTACTTTTCCATCTTCTAAGTTTTGATGTACTTTTACAGTACCATCCAATTGTTCGATACCTGTGATATTATCATCAATTTGAATTGGTGGTAAGCCTAACTCTGTAAGTAATTCATATACACTTGCATCTCTAACGATTCGAGTATCTGTAGAGTTACCATAGATTTGACCTTTTAGTTCCGGATTACGTTTAAATGCTGAGAACGTCTTAGAGTTCATAACAATGTAATCAGGCTTTTTGTTGCCATTTGTTTTTTGGTACTGTTCTACTGCACTTACTAAATCAGCAATTGGAGTACCTTCAGGCGTATTCCATTTGTTAGTGATTTTAATGTCATTTTCTGATGGACGCTTTAACTTCACATCGATTTCAATTTTATCTACCGGATTTGAATATTTAAACTCTCCGCGGTAAGTTAAACCAGCTCTTAAAAATTCTTTAATATCATCTACACCGTAAGATAAGTCAGCAATCTTTAAGAATACTTTCTCGATTACCGCTTGTCGTTCTTGTGGATCACGTGGCTTGTTGAATTGTAATAACTCAACCTCATCTAAGTAATAACCATGTTGAATCTTTGTTAATTCAATCATTGCTTTTTCGCCTTCGCCTTTCGAACGTAATGGCGCTCCGCTATTAAAACCTGTGATAGATGCAGCTGCACGAACAGTATCATATACAACATTGTAAATCGCATTGATGTCATAAGTAACTTCCTGTGGGAATGCTTCTGCTAATGGATAGTTATTTGTATTTCTATTATCTGCTTCACGTACAAATGCTTGTAGTGTAGCATCGTTAAATTCTTTAATTTCTAACATCTATTAATTCCTCCTATTTTTTATTAGACATCGAAGTGGAAACGTCCGATAGTCGCTTTGATAAAGTTGTCTGTAACTCCTGTTGTACGCTCTTTAATAACTGATGCTTCACGTACTGCAGGTGCTAAAGCATCTTCTTTCGCAAATACTTTTACATCATTAGCAGTTAATACCGCACCTGACATTGTTTCTGGTGTCGATTCTTGAACCAATTCAAACTTGTTCGACTCTGCATTTCTAAAAACTGCAGTTCCGGCTTTTACAACTGTATCTGCTGAAAATTTAGAACCATCTAATAATACGTTACCGACAGTGTATTCCACGTTTTTTGCATCACGTAAGAATTCCGGTGCTTTTTTGAAGCTGTCTACTTTTCTAGGGTTAAACATTTAACTTCCTCCTTATTCTTTTTTACCGAGTAATTTATCGGCCATTGATTTTCCAAGTTCCCTTGGGTCTGGGTCTTTACCACCATTTCCTTGTTGTCCTCCAGGATTAAGGTTGTTAGGTGGTTTAATACCGTCTTGCTTATCACTATCATCGTTACCTGGTGGTGTCTCGTCACTATTAGTAGGTGTAAATAAATAACTATCTGTTTCTCTTAATGAACTGATAGCTTCATCTAAACCTTTAATAGTTCCGTCTTCTTGAACTTCAAGAGATTCACGATCAATTAATTTAAGAACAGCTTTAGGATTATGTGCATCTTTAGCAGTTGCGACTTCAATTGCAGCATTTAGAATGATGTCTCGGCGCTCATCTTTTAATTTTTTATTCTCTTCGCTGTACTCATTCACTTTATTCTGCAATTCAGGGTCAATCTTTGGATTGTTCTCTAAGTCTTTTAACTGTTTATCACGATTCTCTAAATCTTTTTCAAGCTCATCAATCTGAGTGTCTTTACGACCTACAGTTTTACCATGTTCTTTCATGATTTCATTAATCATTTCTACTTCAAGTCCTAAGTCTTCTAAAAATTTTCGTCTCATACTATTTCTCCTTCTCGTTTTTATTCGCTGAACGACAGCGTTAGGATAGTACAATACGTTTGTACAAACGTTTCGACTTTTTGCGACTTTCGACAGGTCGAGTGGTATCCACCACCATCGAGATACTTAAGTGATCACTATTCCTTTCTGGACGTGAGTTTTAAAGCTATCCATAATAAAAAGACCTTTTAACGTCATGTCTAGGACGGATAATTACTTAACAGGCAATTCAGCGATGTAATTAAATATTTTTCGTTTAAATCTTGTATCAGCTTCACACCATAACCATTCATTAATTTCGTTAGGTGCATTCATTTCTCTTGAACCAACTGCACTATGTAAATCATATTGCTTTAATTGGTGTACGTTCTTCGCTTTAGATACTGCTAAATCAAATGCTTCATTCACAAATTTGGTAATTTCGACATCTACTACAGTTGTTAAATCATAAATTTTATCATGCTGTTCCATTTCACTCACTCCTTTTAGTCATTAAATATACTCATCTTGGTCATCTCTAACATCCCAACAGCTTCGGTATCAGTTATATCTGAATGCATTAAACCTATGTTCTTTTCCTTATCTCTATAAATGATAATGACATCCTCGACATCATACTCATCAATCGCCTTTTGTAATTCATCTGCTAAATTTTGAGGTGTAAACTTTTTATAACTATCCAGTTTTACTACTTTCATCTTTAACAACACTTTTCATTTGTTGTCGTAATGCTTCAAACTTACTTGGATTATTACGCTTGATATTTCGATATGCACCAATATTCTTTGGCGCTTTATCTCCTAATATCGCTTTCATCTTTATGTAGTGCTTATCTTCTTGTCTTGCGATACGTTTCTTATCCTGGTCTTGCTTGTATGCATCTTTTTGTTTTTGTGCTCTTGGATCAATATCAGGATTAAATGACTTCGCTTTAACAACAGCTTTATTGATTTCAGACTGACTTTTATATTCAATTACAAATGGTCTGATTCGACACTCACAATTTGGATGTAATGGAAATAGTTTGTATACATCGATGTGAGGGAATCTTTTATCTTTTCCATCGATACTGAAGACGTGGTTACGATATCTTGCGCATACGCCACAGGTAGGCTCTCTACCTGTTATCGTCACGAGATTGACACCCGCTTCTTCATATCTAGTTAAATGACCATGATTCGTTGCTGTCCTCATTTTCGTTCTGACCACTGTACGTGAGTAGAAGTCTAAAGGTAACTGTTTACCATCTACAGTCTTAAACGAAGTAAATCCGTCTTGCAGGAATGTATCTGATACGCGCTTTATGATTGCTTCACGATTGTTGCCATCTAACATCCCTTTGCTTATATCACTTCTGACTGCTTCTAATGTCTGCATATAAGTACTATTAAAGTTTTCTTTAGCAGTTCTAATTGCTGCTTGCATGTCTAACATCGTATCAGTAACGATATTCGATAATGCTTCAACGTTAGCTTGTGTCTTAAAGTCTGCCTGCACTACTCCATCAACAATAGCTCGACCATTCAACTGTATGCCTTGCTCTTGTAAATCTTCTGTAGCTTCATCAATCGCAATAAAATAGGACTTCGCTAATTCAACAGGTAACACCTCTTGAACAGTAAGTCCTAGTTCATCAAATATTTTATTGATTGTCAGTAATGTCTTTTGTACATCTTTATCTTTTAAATGATCAGTATTATGCAGGAGCGATACAATGTGCTTCTTCAATTCATCAATCAGCAATGTTAATTGTTCAGCGTTCATTTAATCACATCTTTTCAATAAGACTGAATAACCTACCAATATCTTCATGTGTGTGTCCGTCCCATTCAGGTGCAAACTCTAATTCTTTAACTTTATACATATCCCAATACTCATTTGTATGATAATGATAAGTATATTGTCCTTGTGGTGTTTCTACACCAACGATAAACATCTCACCAGGTTCTCCAAACATTGTTCCATCATGATGCTGTTTTGACTTCCAGGCTTTATCTTTGTAGCTGTTACAAATCACTGCGAACAACACTGCTCTATCATGATATAGTTGTCCAAAAGTGTGGTAACCATCTGAAATATCTTTGGTATTTATCAATCCTTGGTCTTTCCAATGTTGAATATCTTCATTCGTGTTATTTGTATTAGCTTTAGCGTTTGCTATTCTCATTCTTTCACTTATCATTTTCAATACCTCCTACTGGATTTCCTAGTTCATCGAGTGGCGTCCCATCAGATTGTCTATTGTTTAAGAAGTTATTCAACGTATTATTGCCATTCAATACGCTCATGCTATCTTGTGATGTCGATTCTGACTTGATACGTTCAACCTCTTCATACACCCATTCATCTGTCTTATCAGGATTGTTCAGTCTCACTGTCTCTTCAAGCGATTGTACTTTAGCATTGTACTTCGCAATATTCGCATCAGTGATTTCCTTTTCTGGCACTGGAATCATCGCTTGAACTGTTATGTTAGGCTCTTCAATGATGATACTGTCATTCTCTTTATTCGCTAACCATAAGGCACTCTCGAATAACTTCTTAAGGAATTCAACATAATCATTTCTGATTTGCTCAGCTTTCATCAATGAGATAAGTAAGTCATAGAACTTTGCTACACCGGACTGAGGACTTGCAGTATCTGTCCTTACAAATTCCATTGCTGCTTGTGATGTCTGAGTTTCTGCTAACATCCCTCTGATAATGTCTTTAAGATAAGCCATATCACCTATTTTATCGACATCAATCTGATGTATCTGCATGACTTGACCATTCTCACCGATTTCTTGTATCTCTAAATCTCTATGATCAATCTTGTTTTCATCGCCATATCTATCAGCTGCAATTGCTCGAAGTGTATCCATTGTTTCTCTTGTAATACTGATGCGCGGCTTACCATTACGCTCAAATGTCTGAGATGCTCTTGTTAAGGTCCAGTTCACTTCATCTTGTCGCCCTGCAAGTCCTTTAAGTTCAGATGAACCTAGCTTATTATAGAATGTTGCATTATTCGCAAGATAAGCTATAAACGAACGTTTACGACCTTCAAACTCTTGATATAACTGTTCGATACCTAATTTATCTTGAATAAAGTTTATATCTTCAACTTCTTCAAGTTGCGACTCTCCATTGCGCTTAAATAGTTTGTGAATTGTAAGTAGTCTATCCTCATCTTCACGTTCAGTATAGATATGGACGTAATCAATACCTGATTCTTTCTCTTCTTCAGTCTGAGGTAACTCATATACTAAATCATATCCATGCCCATCATCATGAGGATAATAAACATTACGCTCCTTGAACATTAGCTTTAACTGTCCATTAATCATAGAAGGTACAGCTACGATACCACCATCAACTAATAATTGAGTGATGTTCATCTTATGATCAATCTTTGAGTTCTTAACAATCTGATCTATCGTCTCTTGCTGCAAGTCGATGACTTCACTGTTGTATGAATTATCAACTGTTCCCTCAATCATTTTCGCTTCTTCTGTCGTTGTGTCATTTGCTAACTCTTCTTTATTCGGGAAGTTAGTCTTAACTTTACCAATGCCACGACTGATTAACAGCGAAGGTGTATCAACGATAATTTTACAGATATTAAGCATCAGATAAGGTGTCATTACATTTTTAGCGTTGTACTCTCCGTATTGCAGAATATCAATTATCTCGCCTTTACTGATTAACTCTTTAGCTCTAGGAAAGATATTCGCATGTTTACCATCGTATAAATCACGATAGAAATACATGTCACCATGCTTTTTCTTTATAAAGTCTTTATCAAACTTCTTCCACTCGTTCATTGTCGCCCTCCTTTACCATGCGCTTTGTTGTCTAATGTAGTCGCCCTTAGGAACTGCTACATCATAATCATCAAGTCCGTACCACATAGCCGAGAATGTATGCGGGTCAATATTGAACTGATCCTCGATGATTTCATCGTTATTGTTAGTCTTATATGTTAAATCTTGTAGCTCATCGATATGATTTACACATTTATCCGAACATATAATACGTTTGAACCGTTTCACCTTCTTTGTGTATTCGGCACGTGAACCGGCATACTTCTTAGCTTTTCTTAGATTCATACCTTTTTTGTTTAGATATTTTATTGTGCTGTCCTCATGGTCAGCTTTTATAAGTGTTCTGCCTAGATAAGCTAACTCCTGGTACAGTTCTTCATCATCTTGCTCTTTCGTATAGACTTCATCATAAATGTATAACCACATATTCTTTTCATCTATGGCCATTCGTGATAATGCGTTGAATGAAGTAACAAAACCAAAGTCGAGACCGTTCTTTAATAATCTTGCACTCGTTCTGTTTACTACTTTCATTACTTCATCATGCGCCATGACTTCAAATTGAGGTAATACCTTCTTACCATTTGCTCCGAATTGTCCTAGTCTAGCAACTCGATGCAGATCAATATCATAGTTCTTCATATCATCAAGCTGTGCAATATAATCATCAGGTAAAAAGTAGTTATCATCAGCTGTTGAATGATGATAGTACGTGTCCCCTGAAACGATTGTCTTTTCTTTGTATAAACGGTAATCATCTAACTTTATGACTTTCGCATCTTTGTTGATAAAGAAATGAAGATATGTCCAATTACTTTTACTCACTGGATTCGTAGACAATATCATATAGTTTCTTAATCGAGGATGTCTTAAACGACCAATCAACTCTTTAAATCCTGCATACTTTATCTCTGAACACTCTTCTAACCAAATCAGCGAGATGTCATTAATCGATTTCAATTTACCTGGCTTATCCATTCCTTTGAAAATAATCTGACTTCCATTTGGAAATGTTATCTTCATAGGACTTGTAGTAAGCCTTACACCTTTTGTATTCAGTTCTAAGTCATATATGATCTCTTCAAAGAGCGAGAAACAAGAATCTCTAATAGTCTCAAATACTTCACGAACAACTAACGCTTTCCGCTTCTCAGATATCAATTTAAGAATGATCTTTAATGCAACATGATATGATTTACTGCTACCATAACCACCAACAAGGAATTGAAACTTCTGATTCCAATCAAACAAGAATTCTTCAAAGCGAGGATTAACTTCTTTATTCAACTGAACAGCTTCTGTCATTCTCGTCCCTCTTTTCTTGTGATTAAGATTTCTAATGGTTTATCAGATTGTGCTCCATTCTCATTCTGTTGCTTAATCTGCGTTAATTGTTCATGCATAACTGCAACTTGCAACTTACGATAATCATCATCAGCTGCATGTAATGAGAATTGTTTCAGTGCACTTCTTAGTTCAGCCATTGCTCGTGATTGTGCACTTAAAAAAGATGCATACTTTTCATAAGCGAATGCAACTTTCATAGATTCACCATCCATGCTTACACCAGTTGTTCCACTCGTATGATCGTTAGCATCTTCTACCCACATTACTTTTTGTGCTCTTATTATTGCCGCAAACTGTATTTGTATCTGAGCCCATATAATATCTGCTGCATCCATTGAATCAGCTATGCCCATAAGCTCCATCGTCTCTTTAGGAATGTACCTACTCAGTAATCCATGCTTCACAGCAAAGTTGTTCCGTTCTGCGAATTGATTAGGCGGATTAGGATTCCCACTCTTTCTTCTTATATCTGTTGTATCTTGTGGATGCTTCTTTTTTGCAACTTTCTTAGTTGCATCCTTTTTCTTGGTTGCAACCTTATTCCAACCTTCACGACTTACTTTAGATTTCAATGTACCTAATTTAATGTCGTGCTTTTCAGCTAAATCCTTAAGCTTAAACTTACCTGTATCATAATCTTCTTTTACTGCATCCCAATTTGTACTCATGCATCATCAACAACTTCAATCTCGTTCATCTCATATCTCACAACCTTTACGTTACTAAACTCTATTTATTTTAATAAACTGGATGAAGTTAGGGGTGGACTCATCTTTATAACTTTAGTATCCAGTTAATTTATTACATAAAAAAACACCCACTATTAAGTGAGTGTAAGTAATTATTTCAGAAAAGTGATTTTATTATTATCCTCTTCCAACTCTTCTCTAGTATTATATGGTCCTTTGACAGTAATCTTTTCTACACCATATTTATAATATTGGTAAGATTCTTCTTCATCATGCTTATACAATTCATTGTTTTCTAACATCTCTCTTGCTTCAGCTAATGCCTTGAGTTTATTTCTAGATTGAAGCTTTTCTGTAATAAATTCAACTTTCTTTCCTGATGCTAAATCCAAAATAATTAAATATAAATTCATCGTCTTCATCCCCTTTACATGTATACATTAATAATACAAAAACCACCTAGAATTTACTAGATGGTTTTTACACATATTCTTTGAAAGGAGATTACTCATGGCAAAGTAAACGAAGAACCGTTAGGTTCGTGCAGTGCGAGGTACAAAAACAAGTTTTTGATTGATCGAATACACCTACCCGAACCCTCCGTCCATTGTAACCTACAAATTATCATTTCACCTAAACCGTTAAATGCGTCAAGTTCGTCAAGTTTGTACTTAATCTGTTAATAACTCTGCTATCTCAGTTACGATTTGCTGCACTCTTTGTTTTGATGTTCCTAAACTTTTAGCGATGTATGAATAACTTACACCTGACAGTAGTTGATTGAACACTATACCATGTGTTTCATCAGTTATTCTCTCCCATCTGTTTTGAACATACAATACTTTCTGTTCATATCTTGCTATCATCGTATCTTGACGCATCAATCTCTGTACTTCTCTTAATACTGGATCAGATGTCTGTCCTTGTGGTTTAGGTAAAGTTGCCTCAAATCCATATTGAGAGATGTTACCTCCGCACACTACATCAATATATTCTTTTCTAAGATGATGCAATGCTTGTACATTTGTTTGATATTCCTTAATTAAAGTCATTACTTGTTCGGTCGTATAAGTCATGGTTTATTGTTCCCCTTTATAAGTAGTTGTAGATGATTCCGTTATTGCTTGTGATTGGTCTTTTATTTTCTTTAAACCAGGTATATGGAATACTGGCTCTATTTAACGTTTCCTTGAGCTCCTTTAGTTCTTGGATGTCTAATCTATATAACTCGTTAAACTTCGTAAATAAGATAAGAATAAAGCAAACGCCACCCTTTTCATGAGTCTTGGTCAAGTACTCGATCTGGTGCTGCTCGATATTCTTAAATGGCAGATTGGTCAGTGATGTCTGCTTTGTATCGAATGCGATAAATTTACCGTCGTGAATTCCTATAAAGTCGACTGTTGATTTCTTGGTGTACCTGGCATCAAATATCTTCCCGTTCTTGCTCCTGTGTGTCATAGGTGTTGGAATCTTATTGATTGTCGCTATACCTTTTAAATCATATTGAATATTGGATCGTTCGATTAACGTCTCTAGGTATTTACCTCTATTACGTTGACTTGTTTTCTTTTGCATTTCTACCTCCCAAGAAGTTCTTTAATACGTTTATAGATGTCTTTATCCTTAGTAGTTTCTATTCTGTCTTGCATGATTCTCAGCGTTTTTTCTATCATATGCTTGTTCAATGTCGTCAAGTGTGAATGCGTAGTGGTCAGCCAATACGAGTAAGTGTGCGTAAGTTTTGTGTAACTCGTCTGATTTAATTAGATAATTAATTTTACATACATCACCTAAATAATCAGTCACATCTTTTACCTGTTCTTCAGTAGGAATATATTTATTTATTTCTCTTACATGATACTCTGTATTGAAATCTGCTTTATTTAATATAAGATGCAGGAAGTGAATAACGTCTACTAACTCGTCGATGATACGGTCAGGATTCACTGCTTTCTGTTTCCAATACTTCCATAAGTCGTGACACTCATTGACCAACTCATGTAGTTCTACTCTTAAAGCGATAGAGTGCTGAATGTTTAAGTAGTTCTTCCACTCTGCCTCGCTAATCCCAAACTTTTCTCTAATCATGCTGTCTAACTCTTCCTGTTTCTTGCTGAACTTCTCGAATAACTCGGTTGTCATTTTAATCATTACTTATCCCTCTCTTCTCATCACTTTATGTTCTTTTACTTTGTAAAATTCTTTATATGGTACTTCTAATACTTTCAGGTAATCCTTAGCACATTGTTTGTTTGAAAAGGATTCAACAATCTGATTCTGAGAATCAATCACATTCCAATCGCTATGTGAGTAAATAAATTTCATTCAGTTTCACCTCGTTTCAAATCAGTCATAATTTTTAGCACCATCATCAATTCATGTTTGGCATCTTTCCACTTACCTTGTTCAATAGGTCCTGCGCTTTCATCATCAGCTCTAACTTTGTAATACTCGTACTTTTTCTTCAGAACATCTACCAACTCACTCCATCGCTTTTCAAGTTCATCAGCACGCTCAACTGCTTTTGATTTTTCTTGAATCAATTTCGTAGTTCTTTCATGATATCTTTCAATTCTTTCACATAAAGAAATGGATAATGATTCACTTTCTTTTTCTAATTGCACGTATAGTTCAGCCAGTTCATCAGCGCGTTGTTTTTGTTCGACGTATAATTTATTCCAAAAAATATGACTGCTCTCTATTATGAAATCATCTCCATGTTTAAGATGTACAAAAGGTTCTCCAGCGAATTCTACATTCCATTCTTTTCCTTGATGATGTAACTTATCCCCTGTTTTAATCATTCGTCATTCTCCTTTTCGATATTTTCTATCCCTTATCGCTCGGTCTACTTATTAATTCAAAATAACTTATATGTGTTGTTACATTTTCTTTGTGGTAGTCACTATAATAAGTAACTTCATCCAACACACCGTCTTTAACTTTTAACGAAAAATTCTCAACTCGTTCAAACGGAAAATCCTTACATTGCAAATAAAAATTCATTTGATTCATTCGTCATTCTCCTTTTCGAGTTTCTCTATCTTATAAATCAATTCGTCTAATACATCGTCAGCTTGACTATATTCTTCTTCTACTTCGTCTCGTGCTTGGTAAATGCTTATTCTCAAGTCTTTATATGCTTTTTCATAATCCACAATCCCTCTCTCCTTTCGATTAGCTCAATACTTCTCTCATTGGTTCAAAGTGTTCTGTTTCTGAAAACTTATATAAATCTCCGTTAAATTCTGTATGATTATATATCCATATCACAGCTAATAATAAAATCGGCAACGTTATGTTTGCCCACAAGTAACTTCTTTCGTTTATTGATAAATCGTCCTTTTTATATCTTTCGACCATTGATTCTAAATGTTGAACACATGTTTCAAAATCTTCCCAAAACGTTTCGATATGTTTTGGGTTTTCTTTCAATTTATCCAGTAATTCTTGATATGCTTCAATGTAGTGTCTTTCTTCGACATCAGCTTTTTCTAATACTTCTTTCCAAATCGTAATATTGCTTAGCATTACATCTGCGTTGTTATGTTCTTTGATAATTTTTAAACCTGTTAAAAATTCCATCTTTAATTTTGTATACTTATTCATCTTCATTTCCTCCTTGTGATTTACTCTTCTGAACTTATATACTTTCCATCTCTAAATCGTCCTATTACGTCCTCACTTTTCAATGCTCTGTTCATTTTAGTTTTATAAAGTATTAATTTAAGCCATTCATTTTCAGGTCTGTTTCCTTCTTCTAATGCTTGTTGAAACGTGTCATAAATTCCGTAAGCTGAATCGTATGGTATAGAAAGTACATAATATTCTTTCTCGTCTTTACTCATCTCTCATTTCCTCCTTGTGATTTTAAACTTAGGTTACTCTAGGTTATTCGTTAGGTTGGTTCAACAACTCTGGATGCTCGTGAATGTTGCCGATCACTCTTGCTTCATCTGAATATTCATATAACGCACCTAAGTATTCTTTATCAGTTTCAATAAACCAACTTCCTTGACGCATTACAACAAACCCTTTTTCGTACCAACACTGCACTATATCCCCCTCAAAAATCTCCTTACCATTTACATCAGCAAGTCCAGTTGATTGCATAATAACTGTGTCTAAGTAAGGAGGTATATCGTCATAAGGTAAAATATATCTCATGTCGTAAGTGACAATCCCATCTACAGTTATTTCAAAATATATTTTATCTACATTATCTGGATAAAGCATTTCATCGTGTTCTTTATCCCAAGCTCTAAACTTCGGTATCATACTTTCTCCTCCTTAAAATAACTCCATCTGTTCTCCCTGCTGTAGCAATCCTTTATTATCTTTAGACCATAGCAGCACTAACTCTCCGTCAATCCTTTCGAATACTTGAATAAAAGGACTATTGTATTTTCTAATTGATTCCAGGAACTCATTAACCGAGCCTTTAAATCCATAGTTCGTGTGCTGCTTTCTTAACCCTGTGCCATGTTCTACCGTCATGTCTCTATACTTATCCATTTAGCACCTCAGTAATCAAATATCGTTACCTGCAATCCAGGTACGTAATCAGCTTTATTTTCATAAAAACGTTCCATGTCGTTCATTGAATCGAACTCCTCAACATAGACTTCTGATCCAACATCTAATGCGACATAGGTATCTCCCTTTTCTTCGTCAGCATCAACTGAGAAGTAGATAGTACCGTAATGGTTATCAGTACTATCAGTCTCCCAATTATTTCGCATGTAATGATTGAAGAGTTGTCTCCACTTGCTATAACTTAAGAACTTAATCATCTCGCATCAGCGACTTTGTTATCACGTTCTAAGAAGCTGATTATTCTGTCTGCATAATCCACAATCTTCTTAAGTTCATTGATTTCTTCATCCTTACGACCTGTTCTTGTCACATATTTGATGATGTTACCAACCATGAAACCTTTATACGCTTCGTAGCTGAATTGTGATTCCAGGAATCCGATGACATCTGTACCTAATCCGTTTGGAGCATAATGCGATGGTGGATTGATATTTTGTATAGCCAGTTCTTTATTTTCAATCTCGCTTAATAATTGAGATTGGATTAATTTATTTCTATCAATATTGATAGTTAAATGAGGACCTTTTTCCCATTTCGCATTTGAAACATTATCATCTTTCGACATCAATGCTTCATATGATTTTTCCAATGTTTCAAAATCAGTTTCTAGCTTTTGTATAGTATTTTGTTTCTCTTCTAACTGCTTTTCATAGCTTGTAACTAACTCTGTCTCTTTATCCTGGTACTCTTTAATCACTTGATTCGCTCGTTGTAACGATTCTTTCAAATTCTTGTTCGCTTCAGCCGATACTTCAATCGTACGTTTGTGTTGATTTAATTCTTTCTCATATTTCGATGTTAAGAATCTATCATTCATCTTTAACGCGTCTGCACTCTTTTTATCTAAACGATCATAAGAATGTTGTAATGATTTAATGTCACGTTCTTTAGCTTTGATTTGAAGTTCTTTTGACTGTAGTTCTTCATCCTTTTTCGTGATAGTTGTTTCGAGTTCCTTGATTCTATTCATAAAGTCATTGCGTTCTGCATTCAATTTAGTGACTTCTTCTTGATACTTATCTCTATCATCAGTGACTAACGACAAGCTCACTTGCAGGTCATTCACAATCTTCTGATGTTCTGCTTTATCAACCACATCATTAACAGGAATAGTGCTTGCTCCTTTTTGCACTTTTTCTTTAACACTCTTAAAGACTTCTGAATCAATTAACTTCTCTTTCTTTTTTTCTACAGGTTTCGTCTTAACTACTGGCACTTCATCAACAATAAGTCCCTGCTCTCTTTCTGCCTTTAACTTTTTGAATTCTTTCATATTCTCACTTCTAAATTGCAGTAGCGTTTGATATGCCACACCAATTTTAGCTGCTGCTTCTTTCAGCGATTTCGTTTCATGAATGATTTGATCAACCTCTGTTATCACTAAACCCTTTAATGTCTTTGCCATAATTAAATCTCTCCATTCTCATCGATGTTTATCAGTTCATCGATTGTCATATTTAATTTCTTACATAAACTGTTCAATGTATCTGTAAAGTGTCGTTTTCTATTAAGTTCGATATCACCGAGATAACTCTTAGATATTCCTATAGATTCAGCAAATTCACGTTGTGACATTCTTTTATGTTTTCTAATCCATCTGACTTTTGCACCAATATTCACATTTCCGTACTGCATAATCAGGCTCCTGTCCTAGCGTTAAATAGATCCGGATAACGCTCAATGTATTTCTTCGGAATAGGTGCACCTGCTTCAATCATTCGAATAACAGTCTGTCTACCGCTATCCGCCACTTTTCTTTTTCTTATCGGTGTTGTTGCTGCTTTTTTCAGCGACCACTTGAAAGTGAAATGACGATGCCAGAATATATTCTTATTGATGCCATTCTCAACTGCTATATCGCTCCACTTCTTGTATTCATCAGAAGTATTGTTAAATCTTTCTTTAGGACTTGTTATCGCTTCTTCAAACGTCATACCTCTTTTGACTACTCGCTCTCTATAAGCGTTGTAACTAACCTTTGAACGGTGTTTGTTATCTATCCAGTACTGGCCCATTGGTGTAGCTTTCATAAGTATCTCCCCTTACTCATATTCAACTTCATGTGGCATTGTCATACCTGCGTATGTTTCTTCATTCGTTTCTTTCACGACTTTATAAATAATAGTTTTATCTGAACCATGATCTGTTAGTTCGATACGAGCGACATCATCGATGCCGACCTCGTATACGAATAACTCACATCTAATCTTTTTTATTTTCATAAAATTTGAAAGATATCAATTTGTCCTAACTCTTCTTCTCTCATCAAGTTATGGATATTGATAAACTCCTGTAGTTCTTCGCGTGTAACTTCTTTTTGTACATGTTTCAAAATTCCTATTCCAATAAGTCTGTAACCATCACGTCCTCTTAATGGAATTACTGTAACTGTCCATTCTTTCTTCTGGTCATAAAGTTTGAATCTATTTAGTAAACTCATAAGTTCACTCCTTGGTCATATAATTCATGGTTTATATTGTGATTGAGTTGATTGAAATTAAACTTGTTGTTGGTCTTATCATCTCTATCGATGCACATCTTTACTTTTATGCCACCTTTTTCTCTGGTCATGAGTGTGACATATCCTTTAATACCTTTGGTCGATAGGTACTCCTGGATTGCATATTCTTCTGAATAGAATCCCGTTTCTTTAAAGTGCTGATCAAAGTGCTTTGCAACATCTGAATTCAAGTAATAGACTTCTGATTTTGACATTTGAACCACTCCTTTAACTGGTATATATCAGAATGGCAAATCATCCGTATTGATATCCATACTTTCAACAGATAGTTCAGCATTCGCAAATGGATTTTCGTGTTGTTGCGAGTATCCGTTATTTGCGTTATTTTGCCCTCTGTTGACGTTTTGGTTATTTTGATAGTTGTTGTTCGCCTGAGTATGATTCGCTTGTTGTACACTGTTATTTTGTTGATTTTGGCTATTCTTTGGTTCTAGGAACTGAACGCTATCACAAATCACTTCTGTAACATATACACGCTGCCCTTCTTTGTTATCGTAGCTGCGTGATTGGAGACGACCTTCAACTCCTGCTAATGAACCTTTGTTGAGATAGTTATTTACGTTTTCGGCTTGTTTACGAAATACGATACAGTTGATAAAATCAGCTTGTCGTTCACCTTGCGCATTAGTAAAGTTACGATTGATTGCAAGTGTAAAGGTTGCTACCGAAACTCCTGATGGTGTTACGCGATATTGTGGATCAGCCGTAAGCCTTCCTACAAGCACAACTCGATTAATCATTTTTTGCCTCCTGATATTCTCTTATTTTTTTACTTACCGTCTTGCGATGTAAGTTAAATTCTCTTCCGATTTTTGGGTATGACCATCCTTTTTCCCTTAATTCAATCATCTTTTCGACATCCACATGTTTGTACTGAGGGTGGTTTTCTTTCGTTAAATCCATTTCTTTCCGTCTTTTAGATAATAAACTTCTTGTGGATATGCTTCTTTTCATTCCTATATGATGATGCGCTGTGTGTTCGCCTTGTCTCATTAATTTTAAATTTTCGATACGATTGTCATGTTTTATTTCGTTTATGTGATGGACCACTTCACCTTTTTTTAAGAACCTATTTAATTCGACTTCCATCATTAATCTATGTTCAAATACATAACCATTTATGTCTCCATGTGGATGATTTTTTACGCACAATTGAACATATCCTCTATTTGTAAATTTTCTACCTGTTACATTGAAATACTTATTATCGATTTTCAGTGTATACATTACTTGTTTTTCTAAAGTAGGCGGCATATTTTCACTCCTTTGTTAAGCGTCCTACGAGTACTACACGGTTTATCATGCTTTCACCTCATTAACTTCAATAGCTACAATTTTTGATGGGTTGATGTATTTGTTTATATCAAATAACAAACAGGTTACGCCTTCTCGCATACCTTTCTTACATGCGTCTACTACAGGTTCTACTTCGTCTTCTGGCAAAATACTGTCTACAATCCATCTACCTTCTAATATCACTCTGATTCGTATCATTTCATTTCCTCCATCATTTCATTAATTTGTTTAATCATTGAATCTGCAAAATCAAGAAACTGTACTCTGTCTACATCTTCCTCTGATGCCCTCACGTTATGCCTAGCAATAACGACCTGTACTTTTAATTCCTTAACTTTAGTCTTAAGCTGTCGCAGTTTCTGTTGGTCCATATTCCTCAATCCCCTTTCGAGTTTGTAACTCGTGGTCTTTTTGCGCTACCAGGACACGCAACTCTAATTCGTTTGTTGCCCAGTCAATCATTCGTTGCGCATATCTTTCTGTACAGTTAAGGCGTCTCATGATTTGTTCTTTAGTCATGCTTGATCACCTCCGTAACATCTTCTAATACAGAAACTATGCCGCCAGTTAGTTTACTTAGCACACGTTCTTTCATTTTCAGCTCCTGCATTCTTTCGTTCGATACAACTACGAAGTTTTCATCGTAAAGCAGCTTTGCGTATTCCTTAATTGCTTGTTCTTTTAATCGTTCTTTTTGTTGATCTTTAATTTGTTCTAACTGTTCAAAATCCCATTTATAATCTTGCTTTTCGCTTTTTCTATCAACTAGCTTGTCGATTGTTCTTTTAAGAATATCTTCAACATACTGTATCGTTCTGTATTCAGGATTTAGAAATGTTGGTGTACCTAAACCAAACTTTTCATTCATTTCGATTTTCTTTGGTGATAAATCTGTTGCGTGTGCACAATCAAATCCGATGACACCATCGTTCTCATAAGTGATGCCACCATGAAAATTGTTTTCTATAATATCTCTTTCTTCATCATTTTTTGGATTGTAGTGCAGGTAGCCGCATAAATGCCCGAATGATTCATGTCTAACAATTTCATATCTGATACCTTTATAAATCTGACTTCTAAAATTACCTTCTTTTTCCACAAGTTCTTTCATTTCCTTGAGTTCCATTCGATTCACTTCTCCTTTTGTATGTTTATTGCATTCTTCTGTCTGCACCATCTAGCGTTAAAAATGTTGCACCATTGCATATTCTTGAATAAGCACGTTTCAGCATAAAATCTGATGGCATTTCATTAATGATGTCTAAGTTCGTTGTATAGATTGTATTCAAGCCTTGTCGCTTATTCGTGATCTCATACAACTTCTCACATGCCCAGTCCGTCTGCTTGTTTGCCCCTACATCATCCAGGACCAATAAATCTACTTCACTAACTAATCGCATAATCTTTTCTTCTGTATCATCATTCTTTTTATTGAACGATGCTTTGATGAGTGATAAAAGCTCAACATTATCAATGAAAAGCACCGTATTACCTTTGTCTTTCAAATATCTAGCTATTGAAAATGCAAGGAATGACTTGCCTGTTCCTGTATCACCCTGTATAACGATTGTTTTAGGATTTTGTTTACTGAACTCTTTACAGAAGTTAGATGCTACTTTATAAGCGTTATATATCTCAGGACTTGCTTTTTCAAGATCGATGTCATTATTTTTGAATGATGCCTTTTTCAGATCCGGATTAATCAACGATTGATTGAAGTAATAGTTAATCTTTCTTTGCTGCATTCGTTTCTTATCTGCTCTCACTAACTCTCTAAGGTGACAGTCACATTTGATTACTAGCTCACGTGTTCCATCATCATTTACTTTGTAAGTGTTCTTTGTACCGCATTTATCACATGTTTCCTCTTCAATTTCTGGGATACCTCGATTTGCTACTGCTTTCATAAGTTCACTATTCAGTAATGATTTCAACATCTTCACCGCCTAACATCTGTCTCATGTTTCTTGCGTTACGTTCCTTAAGTCTTGCGATTTCTTCAGGTGAGCGTTTTGTCGTCTGCACATTAGGTTTAACTTGATTATTATCCTTAGACTTTCTTCTGCGTTCATTAGCATCTATTTCAGCTATTGTTCTAAATCCTTTGTTATACCAATTCTTCAACGTTCCATTGACATAACTATAGTTTTTAATACCTGCTTCAATACCTACATCTAATGCCTTGCTGACGATAGAGTCTCCTTCATCTCCAAAATCATCTATCCAAGCAAATAACTTCTGCATGGTAATTGGATCTAGGTAGCCATAACCACCTTGTTCGAAGATATCGAATGACGAAGGACGAGTTGTTTCTCTTTCGTTTTCTTTTTCTTTAATTTCCTTTTCTTTTTCTTTCTTTTCTTTTTCTTTCTTCCATAGACTATCTATACTGTATGGATACTGTATAACTTTATTGTTTTTCTCTAGAGAATTAACATAATCAACGTACTTTATTGCAAATGGTTGATGTTTTACGTTCTCTAAATCAGCCTTAACTCGCGTAATGACCTTTTCTGAATTATTCCAATTAAATTTGGCCCAATTTCTGATATATATTTCTTTTGTTGGTTGGTTATATTCAATCTTTCCGTATTCAATGAAACGAGTTAATAACTTCTCAACAGTTTCACGATTGTAACCTGTTTCTAGTTCGATAACTCTGGAAGGCAATTCATATATCCCTATCTGAGAGGTTTTGCTATTAGTCATCAGGTAGATATAGAAATACTTTTCTTCTGGTGTTAAATCTAAAACAAATGCATCTTGCCAAAAGCTAACATTCAAATATCTATGTGTACTCATTCCTTAACCTCCTCTATCAAGGTTAGAACTTCATCTCTGAATCTTGTCCAACTCGTTGAATTAACTGCAGCATCTATAACTTCTTGGTACTGTTCATCATCAACTTGCTCATACCAATCTTTCATCAGTTCTTTTAATTGACGATCATTGTAATAAAGTCCTCTATTCTTCAAAATCCCTCTGATATAACTGGCGTTTCTTATATAAGTTTTTACTGGATTCCTGTTGTAGTATGCGATGCGTGGAACCTTTTCAAAAGCTATTTGAATTCCTTTGTCGCAGTAAACATCGTAGGCTGCATCAATTGCAGTCATCAATTCTTGCATTGAGTATTTTCTCAGCCAAGATTTGATATTTTTAAGCCCTTGAGTTTCGACAGTGCATTCAAAAACTCTCTCGAAATATTCGGCTACTTTTTTCGCTTCAATATTCTTAAGATCTAGCAATTCTTCTTTCCATTGCATCATGAATTCAATTTGTTGTTTGCGCTCATTTAGTAATTTCAACTCATCATGCTGTTTATCCATTACTGCAGTATCGCTTAGCTTTCTATCTCGTTTTCCGTTGTTACATTCAAAACATGAAGTTATTAGGTTCATAATGTCATTTGTGCCACCTTTAGCAACCGGTTCAATGTGATCTACATTTAACACGATATCCGGCGCCTTATTACCGCAATACTGACATGTAAAGTTGTCTCTTTTAAAAACTTCAAATCTAATTTTGTTAGATAAGCTTTTCCTTTTTGCCATTTAACTTACTCCTTTCTAAAACACATATACAGGTTTACCAGTAACCTTCTGTATCTCTTTCTTAAATAACTGTTCATCTGAATTTAAGTCTGATAAATGAATTAAGTATGTTTCTTGTAATTCCGATAGATCACATGACTCAAGAAAAGTTATCAGATTTTCCAAACTAAAATGACTTTTTTCTATACGTTTTTTCAGACTTCCATTTAATCTTCCGTTCATAACATTCATTTCGAGTATTTTCAGGCTATTGTTACATTCAATTAACAGATGTGTGATGCCTTGGAAGTAATACCTGACATAGTAAGTGTCAGTTGCGAAAAGTAACTTCTCACCGGTTAATTCTGATTGAATCAGATATCCCAAGGGACATTCGGTGTCATGCTCTGTTTCAAAAGGTAATATCGTGAATGTACCTATGTTAAACAGCGATAATGGTTGCAAACCTTTTAGTCTATGATGGTTATACGCATTATTTTGAGTTATCAATGCATCCTTCTCATCATTTGCTATGAAACAATCAATTCCTTTTGTGAGAAGCGATTTCAAACCTTTAATATGATCACCATGCCTATGACTGATGATGCAACCAGCAAGAGAACTTAATCTGAAACCACATGCTTTTTGAATAGTTTTAATCGTCAATCCACATTCTATTAATATTTCAGTAGCTCCATCAGACAACAAATAGCAGTTGCCTGATGTTCCACTACCGATACATTGAATGTTCATTAGAATAAGCTCTCTTCAAACAATGTGTCTTCAGCTTGAACAGGTGATTCTTGATTAATAACTACAGGTTCTGGCTCTTGTCTCGGTTTTTGTTGATTAAGATCAGGCGCTTGTTCAACAGTTGGGATATCGATTAGCGTTTGATTTGCTTTCTGTTTGATTTCTTCTTGAACATTTACTTGTGGTTCTGATGGTGCTTCTTCTTCTGTATACATTTGATTTAATTTTTCAGGGAACGCTTCACGTAACGCATTTACAATGGCAGTTTTACGAATCATATTGTTAGGCATCTTCTTCCACGTAGCCTGGCTTTTAGAGAACTCTTCCATCGAGATTTTAACTACTATAGGTCTCTCTCTGTCTTTACGATAAACTTTTGCCCAACCGCCTAGTAATACATCGTTTTTAAGACTTACAGCACCCTCAATTTCAACCATCTGTCCTTCGCGTTCAACAATGATACCTGCTTCTAAACCGTTGTATTCGTCATGAGATTCTGCACGTTTCATAAATGCTTCTTTAGAAGTCACAATTTGTGCAGGATGACCCTGGAACTTAATTAGATACGCTTCGTTCAGGAAAGGGTTTAATTTTTGATACTTACATAGATTCAAAAACATCACCAACTCTTGATCACTTACGTCTGCTCCACCTCTTACCAAGTACTGCTTAACCATTTCTCCACTTAGTTTTACCGCTTCACCATTCACTTCATACTCTACGGGTTTAGTTAATAATGCATTATTTGTCATTTTATTTCTCCTCCACTCTTAATGTTTTGTCTTTTTCACTTACATGTAGTTTTACTTGTTGAGATTCTGTTGCTAAAATATCTGTTACCGATTCTGCATTGTCGATCATGATAGGTGCGTAGAAATCATAATGTTTAGATAAAGTATTGATGATATCTAATCCTACATTGATTCTATGAGCAGTATTTAAACCAGCGTCAAATGGAACCCCTTTATATGTCGCTTCGCATACATCATTTACTCCTCCGTTAATCTGAATGTCGAACAGCTTAAATTCAGTTATTTCAAACATGTTGTTGATAGTTGTCTCCATAAGATTTACCTTAGCTTTAGTGAATTCTTCTGTCAGATATATTGCATGTTCTAACTCTTCAAACTCCATAGCTAATTGCGTTTGCGTTGCTTCTAACTCTTTGATTCTTTCAGTAGCTCTAAGATTTACGTCAATGTCATTAAGATTTGTATCAATACTTTTCAGCTGTTCTAAAAGTGGTCTTAACTTCTCATCTTCAACATTTATCACTCTTTCCATATTGCTATTTGTTAAAGTATTTCTTGCTGTTCTTTTAGACTCTAATTCGTTCCAGAGATTCTTATATGCTTTTGAAACCTGTACGTCAGACAATTCTGCTTTAGCTTTATTAACTTCTGCTTTAATTTCAGTAAGTTTGTTTGTTTCTGCTTCCAGGCTCTCGGTAGTCTTACTTTCTTGTTCTTCCAACTTACTTTCTTGCTCTTTAATCTCAGCAGCTTTAACTTTTGTTCTTTGAATATCTTCTTTGATTTGTTCAAGCAAAGTAGATTTGTTGAAGTTAAATTGTTCCTGCATCTTTTTGATAGCTTCTTGTTGCATATGTTCTGGTATATCTTGACCACAACACTCACAAATCGTCTGAGTCTTAAATTCTTTAGTGTGGTTTGATTCATCTTTATACTTTTCGATTAACTGTCTATAGTCCTTTTCTAGGAATGACTTATCATCATCTAGACGTTCTTTAGCATTCTTTATATTAGATAATTCAGACTTCAAATCATTACATATTCTCTCTTGTTTATTTAATTCATATTCTTTATCTGATAAAGCGCGTTTAGAGTCTTTATCGTGATTGTCAACAAGGTACTTTAAATCAGTTTCAAGTTGTGTGATCTCTCCATTGATTTTGATAACATCATTACCTGATTTAATCTCTGATATTTCGTTTCTGACCGCTTCGATTTTCTTTTCTGTATCAGTCTTATCTTTTAGCAAGGTCTTTTTATCTAACTTTGCTATATCCGGCATATTATGATTAATCTCATCAATTCGATGCGGTATAGCTGTTAACTTTTCATTTATAGCCTTTTTATCTCTACTGATTCTCAACTTGAACTCATCTAATGAGTTATCTCCCATTAATTCCTTTAGTTTCGATAAGTTACTATTCGAATTAATGACATCATCATCTGTCACTTCTGCAACCAGGCTCATTAATATATCCTTACGTTCAGCAGGCTTTAAGCTGTTAAATGCAAGTGGATTTGTAACGAGCTTGAAAATGTATTCATCAGCTACAATTGTTTTGATATATTCATTGAACTCTTTTAACTTCTTAGGTGTCAGTGTTTGTTCGCTAGATCCTAATTCATATAGCGTTTCATGTCCTGAAAAAGTTGCAGTAGGTTGTCCTCTTTTTTGAGTCCATTTCTCTCTATAGACTTTCTTAATATGATGTTCTTTACCATCAATCTCTAACACGCCGTAAACGGAATGATTCAAGTTATGAATCTCTTTCCCTTTGCTATCGAGTGTTTTAATTGCAAACTTTGTGTCACCTTTTGAATTTTTATTAAAAAGTAACCAGAAGAATGCATCAGCGATAGTTGTTTTACCAGTCTCATTATCACCAAAGACCGAGACATCTTTGCCATCAGTAATCAACTCAAAATATTTAGTGCCTTTGAAATTTTCTAAGACTAACCTGATTAATTTAATATTCATTATTTACTCCCCTTTACTTCTATAACTTCTGTAAAATAAGCAACTCCGCAGTCGTTTTCTAAATCCCACTCAACATCGCAATGCGGTCCGTATTCTTTTATCAATCTGTAGTACCCATCAAGCATGAAAAATGCTCTTCCAACTTTAACGAATTCTACCTGCCTACAGTAAGGTAACTTCATGCAGTTTCCTCGCTTTCAAATTCAATTACAGGGATGATATCTCTGCGTTTCAAGAATTCATAAAGGAATAAACGACCTTTCTGTGTCCATTTCGTATGCATTCTCACTGAAATACTTCCATCTTTATGTGTGATTTCAGTTGTTTCTGAATGCGTGTAGCCTTTAGCGTGATGATTTGAGTAAAGTAACCATTGTCCTGACTGTTTGTATTGAATTTTGAATCGTTGTAGAAGCTTATTCATCTCCTGAGCTGACATACCGTAATCTTTTGCGATCTGACCGATAGTGACCAAGCTCTTGCTTTTAAGAATCATGTCTACATAGTTTGCTTTCGGTTTTAATTCTCCGATTTGTTGTTTCTGCATCGTATTCTCTAGATGTAATTTCTCGTTTTCTTCCACTTGTTCAACTAATTGAAGCAATGCTTCCTTGTATGTTCCAGGCAATCTGTTTTGTAATGCTTTCTCCATTTCGTTGAATTTATTGATATATGCCATTTTGAAGTCGTTATGACCTTGGATGTTGAACATGTATAAGATGAATCCGTCTTTAGTTAGTAGATATTCTTTTAATGTTCTACCTGTTACATCTTTGTATTTAGATTCAAAAATCACTGAGCCCACATTTGGGTCGAGTAAAATTTTCTCCAAATCTCTAATTACATGTGAATGTCTTCTATCTAACTCTTCCGCGACTATCCTACTGCTAACTACCGGACCTAGTTCTGAATTATTTTCAATCTTGATTAGTGTGTTCATTTACTTCATCCTTTCTGGTCTTTTCTTAATAAATATTGTTGGAATAAAATAGTTTCTCCTTTAGAACTGATGTTCCGTTATATTTTGCAAACGCTTACTGTATAATTTTCTTAATCTAATTAAGAAAGGAGGTTATATAATGGAAAATTTGAAATTTAATGATAGTCAAATGAAAAAAATAGAAAGTTACCTTAAATCTCAAGAGCGTTCTGTTTGTTGCTCGAATCCTCAAATAGTATTTTCAAATGAAATTCATTCATTACCGCTCATCTCACAGCCAGCATCGTTAGTTGGTATGGAAGTATTCGTTACAGTCTGTAAAACGTGTGCAAAAACTGAGATGTTTAATTTAAAAGTATCTAATATCTTGAGCTAAGCCAGCAACATATTTTGTTTTCTTAACTCTCTTAATCTCCTCCGCCAAGATGACGATTAAGAGGGCTATTTTTAATGCTTGTAATTTTCTCATCTATCTCACCTCCTTTAAATCTTTGTAAGTCGAAAGCCAAAAGAATGATGAAAGTTGAATGATGATCGTTAACCCTAATCTTGGTGCTGGTTGCATTTGAAACCCTAACGCTAGGAATAACACCACTAAGCATGCGAAAAATGTACAAAGCAGATAAAGTGATGTATAAGATAACTTCGCTAAATACTTCATGTCACTTCCTCCTTCCGTTAATCCATTCGATTAAGTTTGCTGTGCTGTAACGTGATGAGATTCCTTCAATATGAACGAACTGAAAATCATCTCGTTTTCTTATTTCATTGAATACTGCAGCGCTACAACCTATAAGATCCATAGCTTCTTCCCTCGAAACTGTTGGATGATATTTCTTTGTCAGTTTGTCCTCAAGCTGTTCAGCAATTGCATCTGTTAAATTGTTAATAACTTCTGGTGCAAACATTTAATCACCTCTGATTTCAGTTTCAATCTCTTTAAATATCACTTTTATTTCTTTAAAGTGTGGTAAGATTTTCTCTAACTTTTTCATCGCATCTTTGTAACCTGCTTCATATCCTCTTTCATATTCATCTTTTTTAGGTGTTTTTAATTCAAGTTCATCGTAATTTCCATGCGTATATCTTAAAATCGCATCTGATACTTCATCTGATGGAATCGCACCACCATTGATTAACCTAGAAATATAAGTAGCTGTAACACCTACTACGTTCGCAACTTTTTGAACACCATGACCTTTTTTCATTCGTACTTTCTGCATTTCGCTAATAATTTGCTTTTTATGTTCCTCAGAATATTTCATCTCTCTCACCTCTACTCTTTCTTTCGGCATCTGCTTACATGCTTAAGTCATCGCAATGATCTTTAGATGTATTATGACGCGGCTCATATCATCGCCTACTCTCGCTCTTTAAACATCTAAGCAGATGCCGAATTCGTTATTAAATTCTGCGTTCCATTTTGTAACGCTGATTTCTTGTTTTGGATAATTCTTGCGGATTCAATTGATAATCTATAATGATTTTGTCGATTAGTGCCTGCGCTTCAAAAATCACATCTTGCGTTTCGCTAGCGATACGCCTTACATGCTCGATGTCTTCTTGACTGCAATATTCAGGGCGTTTATCAATACGATAGAGATTGAGAACATCAATTACTTCTCGTATTTCATTAAGCATCCTCTCTTTTATACATATACGGTGGTCATCAAATACAACTTCTGATGGTGCAGGTGTCGTGTATCCATTCGAGAATTCGTATGACATTTCTTTGATTAGAATTGGATCATCGCTTCTTTCGTAACTTGTCATTAATATTTCAGACGAAATGTTGCGACGTCCTTTTTCGATATTGCAGATATTTGGTTTAGTAGTAAGTAACATGTCTGCAACTTGTGATTGACTTCTATTAGTACGTTCTCTATGTCTTTGTATACTTTTGAACATAATTGTTTCTCCTTTTTCAGAACTTACGTTCCGTTATATATTTTTAGAATTTTCTATATATTTGATATAGAAAGGTGGTGAAAAAATGGTAAATATGATTCCGGTAGCTAGTTCGAATATCAAAAGCGTTGGATACAATCCACAAACGTCTGAATTATTTGTAACTTTTCATTATGGTAAAACTTACATATATTCAAATGTCCCGAGTTCTAAATTTGAATCTCTGCTCAATAGCGGTTCTAAAGGTTCATACTTAGAGAATTTTATTAAAGGTGTACATCCTTATAGACCCTATTAATCAATAATTATCAATATTCTTGCAGGTCCTAGTCCGAAGGTTGTTACTGATGATCTACTATCACCAATTTTTATGTCATAACGATCTTCGACTTCTGCAAAAACTTCTTCGACACCCTTTCTTTTTACTAATTCTTCAACTAGTTCTTTAGTAGTGTATTCATTCATAAAAATCTCCTCCTCTAGTTTTCATCTCGAAAACTTTTTGTCCTTTCATGTTTACATGCTTTTGGTCTATACTTTAGTTACGGTGTTGGTCACACCGTACAATTACATTTGGTCGTGTAATTGATGGTTTATACCAGGTGAGTTTGGTCGCTTGCCTGGTTGTTATTATTATGAATATTCAACTTTTGGTTTACTTCATTATTAAAAAAAATAGTCCAATCTGTACCTAATATTGAAGCTATTTTTTTTGATAGTTGTACACTTGGAATTTTCTTGCCATTTTCAATCATATTATAGTATTGCATTGTACATCCTAACTTATTCGAAAGCTCACTTTGAGTTAGTCCAGCGTCTAACCTTAACTTTTTTAAGTTTTCACTCATTTTATTCACCTCCTAGATAAAATAAAATTAAACTTTTGGTTTAATTTATAATCTCATTATATTTAAACCTTTAGTTTAAGTCAACAAAAAAATTATACTTTTGGTTTAATTTTAAATTTAAACTTTTAGTTTAATACCATAACCACTATAATCATAGATATAAGAGGTGGTAGATAATGTTACATAAAAATTTAGCTAAATTTCGAAAGGCTAAAAAAATGACCCAAAAACAAGTGGCAGATAAATTACACATCACACCACAAGCTTATTCAAGATACGAGCGAAATGACGAGAGAAGCGCAGAGCCATCTGCCGAAAACTTAAAAATTCTAGCAGATTTATATGATGTAACTGTGGATGCCCTTTTAGGGAATAGCGAAAATGATAGAAGTATTGATTCTTTGTTTTTCAACCATCTAGAAGGTTTTTCTGATTTAAGCGAAGAAGAACAAAAAAGAATAGAACAATCATTAATAGAGCAAGCTGAATTTTTAATCGCAAAAGCGAAGAAAAATAAATAATCTAAACAAAGGGGATTAAAAATGAAGAAGGATAAAATAATAGAATATCTAATATCAGAAGGCGAAATTTTTGACCATTTAATTGATGGTGATTTACATAAGTTAACTGCAAATCAATATATTTTATTGGATGATGATTCTAACACCTTCAAGTTAATTCAGTTAATTTTGGGCAAAAAAGAAAAAAGTATTTTGGACAGTAAAGGAAAAGAAATTACCCAAAAAGAAGAAATTATAGAGGGCTATAAAACTATAAAAAGTTTCGACATTTCTAATGTTTCTAACGTTGATATTGATAAATATGCTATGAGTAGAGTGTATACATTTGATAACGGAGAAAAAATTAGAGTCAATAGTGACTATGCTTCTTTCGAAAATTATTTATCTAAACATCATATCAGTTCAAATTTTCAAGAAAGAAAATGGTACAGAAAAATTATCGGTTTTAGATCAGCGACCCCATGGAAAATGATTTTAACCACTTTAATTACTTTAGGCCTTATATTCTTAGTGTTTGATGCATTGACAGAAAATGAAACTGAGAAAAATGATAGAATTGCACAGGAACTAAAAGATAAACAAGAAGGAGAAAGACTTGTAAAACAAGCTAAGGAACAAGAAAACAAGAAAAAAGAAGAAAAGAAACAAAAAATCAAAAATGAAGTCAAAGAGAAAAAACAGCATGAAAAAGACTATAAAAATGATTTTGCGCCTGTTACAGAAAATCAAATGCATTTAATAGATAAATATTGGAATGAAAATTGGATAAATACTTTTGATGGAATTTCAGATGGAAGTATTAATAATTTTGATGCCTATGGAAAAATGGCTGACTTAGAAACTAAGTATCAAAATTTGATTAAATCATACGATAACATGCCTACTCCCGATTATTTTACAGATACAGATCGAGAATCTTTTGAAACGTATAAAAGAGAGATACAATCTATGCTAGGAAACAGAATAAAAGGTATAGAACGTGCTAAAATATTATTCAATGAAAATAATGTTAAACCTGAAGATTTAGAGTATATCAAACAAATAATAAAAGAAGCTGATAAACATATGGTTTCTGGGATTGCAGCTTTAACCAGCTTAAACATGCAATATAATCATGAATATAAAAAGTAAATAACCACACTAGCTGACCACTAGTATCCTACTGGTCGGCTATTTTTAGAAAGAGAGATGAGGATATGGCAAATATAAATGAAGATTATCTCGATGAATATTTGAATGGATACAAAGAAATAATTAAATTGAATTTCAATCACATTAAGGAACATCATGACGAGGCTTTTCCTCTTTTAAAATATAGCAACTATCTTAGCTACTGTATTTTAAAGTTTAATGATAAACAATTCTTCTATGAGACTGCATTGTTAATAGTTGATAATCATAATTTTGAAAAGCTTGAATATGATTTTACAGATATAGAGCCCTCTGAATACGAAAAAGTTGTAGATTTTAGTAATTATGAGAGAATAGAAAAATTTATTGAAATCAAATTTCCAGAACTAGTAAAACATAAAATATTTATAATAGAAAAATTCTATTCAAAAATATTTAGTAAAGATAAAGGAGGACTCAGAGCGGAGAAGGACTACGATAACTGGAGAACCGAAAATAAAACAAAGGTTGATTCATACAACCACGAAACCATCTCACCGTATTCCCATTTAGATTATGAAGGTCTAATAAGGAGCTTTAATGCCAAAGGATTTAACGATGACTTTAAATATCAAATGGATCAAGCAGAAGAATGCTATAAAAGAAAGTTATATTTACCTGCTGCAGCTACCTTAAGCGTTGCTCTAGAAACAGTTTTAATAGCGCTTTGCAAAAGAGAAAATATAAAAATAGATAATAATACAATGTTGAATTATCTAGGTGAAGAACTAAGAAATCGAAATGTTATTAATTATCGTCTAGCAAAAAGGATTGATATCACTTATTCATTGCGCAATTCTTTAGCACACTCTAATAAAGGAGAGGTAGCTAAAGCTGATTGTGAGATTATATTAAATAGTATAAGAACTATAATAGATAATTATTTTTGAAAATAAAAAATACCCTTTCGAGTCTCATCATTACTAATTTCATTGATTTTTTCAAAAGTATTCAAAAAAGCCTTTCTGTAGGCTTCGCGAGTTGGATTTGTACCTATATAATCGAATGCATCTGTAGTAGATTCAACATGGCATAGTGCATCTATTATAATCGCAACATTTTCATCATCTAGATTAACAATCATTACTTTCACCTCTAATTCCATAAATTATTTATAAGCTAGCCGACCACTAGTAATATAGTGGTTATTTTTGAAAAATTTTTTAGAACGTACGTTCTAATTTTAACATAAAACCAAACATATATTCTACTTTCGGAGGAGATAACATGAGAATTGAAGAACTTGTGAATGATATTACAGCGTATATTATCGAGAGGGTTGAGGACTTAAGTATTGAAGCTCTCGCTCATATTTATAATCTTCATATCGCATATAATCACGAAATGAGCTGCTATATGAAGTTAGACGGATGTGATGTTATATTTATTAAATTCGGAACACCGCAAGATATGTGGTTCAGATTCGCTCATGAACTTGGCCATTATTTTATGCACGTAGGAGTTTCGAAACAAATGCACCCATCCTACAACTACATGCAGGAAACTGAAGCAGATAAATTCGCCCTACTCTTCATGATGCCTGAACGATTAATCGTTGAATATAACTTATTTACGGTTGAAGCAATCATGGATTATTTTAAAGTATCACAGGAACATGCGACAAAACGTGTAGAGTTATTAATCAACAGATCTAAGACACATAAATTAATTGGATTAGAAAGGATGTAGACAATGCATATCCAACAACTAGAAGACGGTAAGTATAAGGTTACCTTAGAAGCTCCACGCGACCCCGTAACAGGAAAAAGACAACAGATAACAAGACGTCATAAAAGTAAACGTGAAGCCATCAAAAGAGCTGAAGCAGAATATGATAAACGGATGGCGATGCTCGGACAATATGGTGCATTAAATAATGGCAGTCCTTCATTTAGACAGGTCGCCGAAAAATTCATGGAAGAATATAAGAAGAAAGAGAAAATAAGTACATATACATCAAGAAAACAAAACCTGGTTAAACTCTATGATTTTTTCGATTATATCGAAATAAGGAAGATAAATCATAAGATGTGTCAGAATGTCATCGATGAGATGATGTTAGGAGAGAAAAGGATATATTCTAAAGCGTACACACAGAGCGTTAAAGGAACGTTAAATCTTATCATGGATTATGCGGTGAAGAATGGAATAATCAGCGTAAACCCTGCTCTAAACTGCAAATACCCTAAACCACTTGTAACTGTGGAAGAATTGGAAAGTACAGAGTTCTTTGAAGAGTCAATCTCTAAAGAAGACACACGTGCTATATTTGAGGAATTTAAGTCAGATCGATATAAATATAAGGATTCCTACGAATTCTTTCTGACAATGTATTATACAGGTATGCGACCAGGTGAAGTCATGGCTTTGAAGATAAAGGACATAGATTTTGAAATGAATGAAATACGTGTGACAAAGACACTTTTCAATCCTGATGATAAAAAGCGTGGTCACAAACTGATACCACCTAAAAATAACAATAGTCGCATTGTTTCATTTTCTGATACGCTTGCTGTAGAATTAAAGAATATAATAACAAAACGTAAACAGACTAAGGAAGTTTTCGGTGAACAATATATTGATGAAGATTTTTTATTCTGCGACCATTTCGGCGATCCATACAAATCAGGATTAGTGTATAAACGATTCAGAGTTGCTTGTAAGGCTGTAGGAATTGAAGATAAGAAGTTTCGTCCTCACACATTCAGACATACCCATACTACTAATTTAATCGAAGCTGGAGTATCTCCAAAAGATATTCAGGAGCGATTAGGTCATAAAAGTATTAATACGACATTAGGCATATATGCACATGTCACTAAAAAGTCGCGTGCCCAGGTCGTTAAAAAATTTGATGACCACATGGAAAAAGCGTTAAAACTAGATAAAGAAGAAATAGAAAATTGA